TCGGCTGGTGCTTTGCTTCTGGAGTCAATCAAACTGCCATCGAAGCGAACGTGACGCAGCAGATCAACGACCAGATCAACCCGCCGATCATCGCTCCGCCGCTGCCGTGGTTGCCTCCGGTTCCTCCTCTGGTGGAACAAAAGATCCCGGTTTTGCAACCTCATCAAATCGTCGATCCCCTCAACCTTCCTACCAGCGACGTTCCGCCGAGCGTCGATGGCATGTCTACTAACATCCTCGGCTAAACAACAAAACACATCCCCACATGATCAAACTCGAACTGACTCCTGAAGAAGCTAACGGTGTGCTGCAACTGATCGACATCGCCATTAAAGCTGGCGGTATCGCTAACGCTAAAGTCGGACTGCCTATCTTTGAAAAGATCTTGGCCGTCGCTCAAGCGAGCCAGCCCACCGAAGCTCCACAGGGAGAATAACGAAACTAAAAGGGCTAGGTGTCTCTGGCATCTAGCCCTTTTCTCTTTTGATGAATAACGATAATACCACAGAAGCGTCGGTAGGCGCGACAATAGGAATACTTGGCGCCATCATTCATCACCTGAAGCTTCTCGGCGAGATAGCTTCACCGCTCGCTGCAATCTTTGCAGCTCTTACATCTGGAATAATTCTATGGCGCGTAATCAGAAATGAAAAACGTCATTGATTTTCTTGGACGTTTCTTCCAAAACAATGGGCATCTTCGAGGTGCCCTTTATTTCTCGATCGCTGCATTGACTCCAATGGCGGCGTCTTTTACTGAATGGTCATCGGAGGATGGACCTAAAAATGTTTACGAAATTATAGCTGTAATGCTTGGAGCTTCTATAAGCGGGCTTACAGCTGTAAGAGCGTATCTTGATACGCATCTTAGTTCTGGAAAGGATAAAAATGAATAACCGTAAAACTACACTCGCTGGAATTGGAGCTATACTTGTCGCCGTCGGAGGCGCTTTGAAAGCTTTGTTTGACAACGATCCTTCTACCAATCTCGACATCACTTCGACCGTCACTGCGATTAGCGCGGGCATTGGATTGATCCTCGCGAAGGATGCAAAAAGTGAATGATTGAACAAATCCTAACAGCTTTACTCAAATTTCTATATAGTTTGACTAAAGAAGATGACACAATTAAAAATGTACAAACGCCTCCAGATGTTCGTAAGCGTTGGAATGCTTGGGTTTCTGACAAGCTGCGCGACAAGGACGTTGGTGCTGGACCCCAGAATTGATGTCGTTAGAATTGGTCCAAATGTCGTCGGAAGGGTCTACATGTATTCCGACGGCAAATGGATTTTAACCGATAAGATCAAACTTCCTGAAGGCTGGTACGCTGGCCCTGGACCTACTCCATGATTACACCCATTACTCGACAGTATCAATCTCGACGCGGCGATGCTTGGGAAGGTGAGACCTTTCGTTTGATCTCTGATCAAGGCGCTGCTTATTGGACAAATCCAGTTGTTCGCTCTCAGATGCGTATCAATCCAAATTCACCTCAAGTCATTCATCAGTTTGTTATTACGCCAGTAATTACGACAGAAGGAACGAATGGTGTTCTGACTTTTCAAATAAATCTTTCGGAAGCTGAAAGTCTTGGAATTAACCCATCTTTTTATGTCGGCGACATTGATGTAAGGTCTGACAACTTTCCGCGCTCGACAATCTGCACGTATACTTTTGAGCAACTCATTGATATTACCCGTTAAGTTATGGCAGAAATAATTATTGAGGTTGTCCCAGCGCCTATCATTAATGTAACGCTGGAAACTTTTGCAGGAACACAAGGTCCAGTTGGACCTGCTGGCCCTGCTGGTCAGGGCGTACCTGTAGGTGGCACAACTGGTCAAGTTCTTGCAAAAATTGATAGCACAAACTACAACACTCAGTGGGTTACTCCGCCATCATCTATTGTGGCGGCTTTAATTTTTGGCTAAATATGAAACTATTCATTACACCATCTTATACTTTTACGCCCGGCGCTTCTGGTGTCGGTACTGTAAATCTGTCAGGCATTTCTGGTTTTGACATTAAATATCTTGTCGCGATCATCAATCAGACTCGCGGCATTGTAATTTACGCGACGGGTGACACTGCAACTCGTTATACGAATGTCGCTGGAACCACAGTCACGCTAAATTATGATACGTCTGCGCAAAGCGGTGCAGATGTTTTGCAGGTTATTTACGAAGTCACGTCGGTTAATCCTCTTACGGATGCTCAGCTTAGGGCGACGGCTGTTCCTGTCTCTGGTACTTTTTTCCAAGCTACACAGCCGGTTTCTGCTGCAAGCCTTCCGCTTCCTTCTGGCGCTGCTACTGCCACAAATCAAACGACTGGAAATACTTCGCTAAGCAACATCGACGGCAAACTTCCGGCGCTTGTTTCTAGCCGCGTGCCTGTTGATGGAAGTGGTGTAACTCAGCCAGTTTCTGGCACGTTTTGGCAAGCGACTCAACCTGTCAGCATCGCATCGTCTGTTCCTGTTACAGGTCCGTTGACCGACGCTCAGCTTCGCGCGTCAACTGTTCCGATTTCTGGAACGGTAACAGCTAACACCGGGTTGAGCCAACCACTGACAGACGCTCAGCTTCGTGCTTCTGCTGTTCCGGTTAGTGGAACCGTTACCGCCAACACCGGGCTTACTCAGCCTCTTACCGACACGCAACTCCGTGCAGCGGCTGTTCCGGTCAGTGGCACGTTCTTTCAAGCAACGCAGCCGGTAAGCGGAACTGTGACGGCAAACACTGGGTTGAGTCAGCCTCTCACTGATGCTGAACTTCGCGCAAGCGCTGTCCCTGTTTCAGTCGGTTCCATTGCGCTTCCGACAGGTGCTTCTACGTCAGCACTTCAAACGACTGGAAATTCCTCGCTTTCAAGTATTGACGGCAAAATAAATTCGCTTGGCCAAAAGACAATGGCCAACTCAATGCCTGTCACTATTGCATCTGATCAATCAGCTATTCCAATTACGGGCTCAATCACGGCGAGTAATCCTTCGGTTTATACTAATGGTGCAAATGTACTTTCGCCTACTGGCAATGTTACGTTTGTCGGCGGTTGGGATGGCACAAATCTTCGAGGTTTATCTACTAATGGTAGCGGAGCCTTGAATGTTCTTGGGCCGATGTCTCTTGCGGATTTTCAGTCGACGTTTGTTTCTAGTCGTCTACCTGTCGATGGCTCTGGCGTTACTCAGCCGGTCAGTGGAACATTTTGGCAGGCCACCCAACCAGTCAGCATTGCATCATCAGTACCCGTTACCGGCACGTTCTTCCAAGCCACTCAACCCGTTTCTGCCGCCGCTCTACCGCTGCCTTCCGGCGCATCCACGGAAACCACTTTGGCAGCCGTCGAGGTGGATACGTCGGCCATTGCGTCATCTACCTCTGCCATTGACGGAAAGACTCCTGCGCTATCGACCCGCGTTCTGGACAATGAAGCATCTGGTTCACCAGTCCGCGCAATTGGTCAGGAAATTTGGAACGTTTCATTCTCTCAAGTCGGGGCATCGGTAATCTCTGACCAGTTTGTCACCCCGCAAACAGGAACAGGCGTCTCATACAGCCAAGCATCCGGTGCGCTGGCCATCGTTGCTGGAACTACTGCCAACGCTGAGTTCTTCACACGTTCGACGACTACTTGGCGCGGAGCCATGCGGCTCAAGTTCTCGATTGTCTCATCGCAACGTATCGCCAACACCAACTTGGCGGTCATGCTGGCCGACCTTGTTGGCGAAGGTCTGACTGTCACGATCAACAGCGCGACAAGCATCACCGTTGCTCAAGCGGGCCATGCTTTCACTTCAACGAGCGTCGGTCAGTTCGTTCAAGTGGGCCGCATCGTTGGAGCCGCTGGTGTTCCGGGCCGTTACGCCATTGCGTCTGTTGTCGCTGGTACTTCCTACAACCTGACCGTTGCTGGATGGCCTGCATCTGGTAGCTGCACCGCTACAATCTTCGGGCATTCGTATGTCCGAAATCTCGTCACCGGAACGACAGCCACAGCCATCAACGTCGATGCCCAACGTCGTGGATGGGCGCAAGGCGACACTGCGGCAACGATTAACACAACGGCTTCTCCCGGTACGATCATCACTTGCGAGCTGACTGGCCGTGAGGTGTTCTGGGCCGATCAAGTGCGAGCATCAACCACGACGCCGACCGTTGCGGTTAGGGCAAACCGTGTTGAAAACATCCCAGACGATAATCTCAACCTTTACTTGTTTGTCTGGAGCTTCAACGGCACGACCGCGCCAGCCTCCTCGACGACGTGGACGATGTCGTTCTGTTCGATTGAGAAGTTTGCCAATATGCCCGTCTACATTCAGGGCAACCGGGCGCAGGGAGCGATGAACCCGCTGCCGGTGACACAATCAGGAACGGTAACTGTCAGCGGTACAGTCACCAGCAACATCGGCACTGGAACGCTTACTGCCGCAAACCTTAACTTCCCCGGCATCATTGCGGACGTGGCATCGGCTGCATTGACCACGACGACAACGACGTCAGCATTCACTCCGACGTTCGGCATTTGCTACAGCGTCAACATAGTTGTCACGGCAGTCAGTGGAAGCTTTGCAACAATGGACGTTGCCATTGAAGAGTCCGACGATTCCGGCACCAACTGGTTTAAGGTCTACGACTTCCCGCGCATCACGTTAAACGGACAGTATCGTTCGCCAATCATGCGACTGACTGGAAACCGTGTGCGATACGTCCAAACAGTTGGTGGCGGCTCACCTTCGTTCACCCGCTCAATCAACCGACTCCAGTCCAGCACTAACAACGAGGCGGTCCGCCAATTGATTAATCGGACCATCAGTCTCACTACGCTTAACAGCACGACGCCAAGTCTTGACACCCGTGATTGTGGCAACCGCGCTCAGTTGGTTATCAACGTCGGCGCAATCACGACAACTGCACCGGCCATTCAATTGGAAGGCAGCGACGACAACGGTGCTTCATGGTACAGCATCGGTGCGCCCCTGACTGCTGTGGATAGCTCTACTGTTCAACAGACTGTTGTAGACATCAACGCTGCTTTGATGCGCGCTAGGGTCAGCACAGCCGGTGTGGGTGTCACGGCTGGCTATGTGATGATTAAGGCGCACGATTAAGTTTAATTATACTGAATAATTATGGAATATCGAGGTGAAAAATTCTCTGGCTATAATAGCCCAAAAAGCACGCCCGGCGGACCAAAGAAGTCTGCTGTGCTTGCAAAAGAAGGCAAGGTCGTAAAACTCGTTCGCTTCGGCGATCCTAACATGGCGATCAAGAAACATATCCCAGCTAATCGCAAAAGTTTCCGCGCGCGACATGGCTGTGATAATCCCGGATCAAAACTTAGTGCAAAATATTGGAGCTGTAAGGCTTGGTAATTTATGGCAAAAGCAAAAGACTATGGAGCTATCGCTGATGGCTCTACAAACTGTGCCCGAGCGATCAACCTCTGTCTCCATGAGACCGGGGTTGTAGAGTTCGACGAAGGCACATACATCATCGGCGGCACGGGCGTGACCACGCCAATCGAATCCATGATCTTCTGGGGTTTCAGCGCAAAGTATATGCGCGGAATGAAGATGATTGGAAAAGGTAAAGGTAAGACGATCATCAAGTTCGCAAACAATACGCGAACTGGTCTTGTTATACCTTATGGCTTTAATATCTATCTTGTCAACACTTACTCTAACATCGGCACCGATCAATCATTTGATGCTGGAGATTGTGTAATCTCAGGAATTACATTTGACGGAAACTATAATAATAACTATAGCCCGAGCGATCCGGCTTATCTGACCGTGTGTGGTGTTCGCTTGATTGGAACGAATAACCTGATCGAAGATTGTGAGTTCAAAGGCTTTGGCGTAGGACCTCTTAACGCTGAAGCTTTTGCTTTACAATGTTATCTGCCTACGACTGCGGCCGACAATGCTAAAGGCGCGATCGTGCGTAATTGCTCCTTTAACACGCCAGGCGCAAATAGCCGTACGGTTGCGCCCGGTGGCTATATCGAAGCAAACACTTCCGTGGTTGTGGCCGGAAATGGTATTGCTGGAAAATACGCTACGGGTTGCATTGTCGAGGGTTGTGATTTTACCAATAGCTTGTTTAATACTAATCAACGCTCTCCGTTGCATGGTATTACACCAGCGGCCACGCGTGGATGTATTATCCGCAATAACACATTCACGAACTATCAAGGCCAACATATCTATATCGACTCCTACAAGAGTTTTAATCTGAGGATTGAGAACAACACTGCGACACTTTGTCCGCAGTTCATTACGTTCACGGTGCAGAATTGGGTGCGTCTGACAGGGCTTCCGTCTTATGCACCGCTGATCGCGTCGATGGTAGATGTGACGATCGAAAATAACACAGTCGGTCTCGCGGGGCCAGCTAGTTGGTACTACAACTTCAACAATCCACCCTACGACGCATCGTTTTTTCTTTATCAATACGATCGCGACGTGACGGATCTTTACAACCCCACGCTGATCCCGGGCTTTAAGAATATCAATCTGCAAAATAACACAATCACTAATAGCAACGGCAGTGATATTGTGTTTAACAACGGCGGATATTGGCCACCTGCTGGAGCTTTCCAAACAGGTCAACCTTCTGGCCCTGTGCCTCCGATTACAGACATTCGAGTCATCGAACTTCCTACACCTCCAGCCGCACCTCGCAGCTGGGACTTTAAACCCGTCACACTTGAACCCGCAAAGAGTGCAAAGCCTGTCATTTTGAACAGGCTCGTTTACAAAAGTCTTACAGTGGCTGGGTTTACGCAAGCGCTAGAAGATTGGGGCGGAGCATCACGCATCTTTGCGACGCAGAATATTCTGATTCCAAATCAAAACTTCTGTATTCGTCTCGGTCAAGATATTCAAGTCCCAACTTACGTCATGACCGTGAAGTGGGTTGCTCAAGGCGTTGTAAAGAGGTATAAACTTTGGACAAATGGCTACGAAGTCTTGAGTTATCCGCTATACAATGGCGAAATCATCCCCGGCGAAGGCGCACAGTTTGAATACTGGACGACTTCTTTCTCGCCGAGGGCTTTCTCTGAGGCATTTGAGTTAGAAACTGATATTCTAGAAAAACCAAGTGACTGTTGTGACGAGGTTGGTACCGCGCTTGCGAACGGTATTTGTCAAATCGGAGAATTGCCGAGTCCTTATCCGACAGTTTATCCGATAGAAAACTTTTACGTTTGCCCGGTGGATTAAGAAAATCCCCAATCAACCCTAAGGGTTATCTCTTTTCGAAGGGATAACCCTTTTTTACTTTATGGCTCTAAACACTAATCCTTTTGTCGAAGGCATCGACCCATCGGCTACGTTTGGCGGATATGCCAGCGTGCTTCTGCAACTCATTCGTCAAGCCCAGCCGTCGTCGACGTATGGGATGATTTTGTTTGACACCACGGCGCCCGACGTGACCGGGGCAAATGCGTGGCGCAAGCGTTGTATTTGGATTGATCTAACTGTTCCCGGCACGCCGACCGTGAACGTGTATAAGGAAGGTGGCTCGCCGGGTTGGGATAACGTGCAGTCTGTTATTCCTAACGACACGATCACGACCACGATGATCAAGAGTTATAACCCTTCGATACCCAATACAGGCGTTACACTTCCTAAACTATCTCCGAGCGGCGGCACAGCTAATCAACTTATCCGCGTCAACGGCACTGGGACCGCATTTGAGTTTGTTTCTCTTGCCTCTCTTGTCACGGCTGGATCTATTCCAGTTGGATCTCTTATCACGACAGGTATTCCAGCCGCACAACTTCGGTTTGCAGGCGTGGTTGGACCGGGCGTCGCAACGTGGTATGATGCACAACAGATCATTAATAATCTTGCAAATGCCTCTATCCCGACAGATTTGATAGGACCTGCTCCCGCAGCAACCTCGCGCAGTCAGTTTCTCACGACGCGCTTAGGCGATCCTTTTGCCGCATGGCGTTATTTTGATCCCACGAATGATCTACAGGCAAATGCGTTGAATGGTAATCGTTTGACGAATAACACTGTCGCGCTGAGTAAGATTATTCCGGCGACAACAGATGCGATGTTAGTTACGCAGGGCGGTGTGGTTGATTGGATTCCTCTTCCGACTGCGAATTATGTCAATAAATATGAATCAACTGCGACAGCGTTGCCTGCTACAGGTGCTACAATTACGCCGCTTACGCATGGTTTAGGTGGACAACCGATTAGTGTTTATGGTGTGTTAGTTTGCGTTACAGCTGAATATGGTTATGTTGCAAATGATGAGATTCCTTTGTGTCAGGTCGCTACATCAAGCACAAATAACGAATTTCCAGTATTCTATTATCATGCTACCACAACGCAAATTCATTGCGTACGTTCAAGTTCTGCAGGACTTCTTACGGCTAGAGCAAATAACGGTAATGGTATTGCACTAACAGACGGTAACTGGCGCATCAAGTTCTACGCTATCAAATAATGAACTCCCTCATCCAACAAGTTTCCGAGACAGTCGGAGTTCTTCCTGACTCACAGGATAAAGAAGCTCAAGTGCTCGCGTGGCTGAACCGCGCGGCCGTGATGATCTATGACCAGTATGATCTGCCCGGCTCTGTCTTTGAACAGTTTTTCTGCGTAGACAACAACAAACACGTTATCACATTTCCGTGGTACGTGGGCGCGATTAGAGGCGTTCGCTGGCACGATTCATCGCGCCTCGTGACCATGCGAGACATGCGGCCACGCTATCACGGTGTGCCTTGGACGCAGCCTTATCTACAATGGCGCCAGATTGCGGCCACTCCGCTACATACCCCGCTGACTAACGCGGGGCCTTTGACTTTTCAGATCAATGCGATAGAGACAGAGCCATTTGACATCATCGTCAACGGCCAGACTTCTCTTGCAGCGAATACAACAGAGATCATAAGCTTTACGCCCGGCGATCTCGTTAAGACCTCTGTCAATCTGTTCGAGCCAGAAAGTCCTTTTGGCGTGACCTCGATCAAGAAATCGCGTGCGACTAACAGCGACGTGATCGTGCGCGTGACTGCGACTCAAGCCGAAGTCGGACGCATTGCAAATAATCAACTCTATGCGTCTAATCTGCGCGTTCAGATCTTGGATTGGAACGCAAGCACTCCGTTTATTCTCGGAGAAGATTGCGTAGAGGTTCTCTATAAACAACGCTTCTCGCCCTTCGTCAACCTTAACTCGATCTGGACTGACGAGCGTCTCGTACAGGCTCTTGTTTATGGCGTCAAGTATATCTGCGCTTTTGAGAAAGAAAAGATGGATATCGCTGACGCAAGCAAACAAGTGATGGCTGAGATCTGTAAGGGCGTGTGTGAGAATCTCGAAAGCGGCACTGAGCTTATGGTGCAGACTGAGCGTCATGCCGCGCAAGATGCTGCGATTATGTTCCCAGTTTGGCCGCTTGTTCAAGGAGGAGTTCGAAACCTATGGTAGTCACAAAAACTAATTGGCTTGGCGGAATCAATCAGCTCTCGGATATTACGAAGCTGAGTGATAACGAGTATTGGATTCTGATCAATGCGCGCGTTCGAAAGAATGTCGTTGAGGCAGTACAGCTGCCCTTGAACGTCACGAACAATCTGTCAGAGGTTGGAAACATCCAAGATATCTCGGCCGCAGGAAGTCTTCTTGTAGCGTTTGCTGGTGGCCAAGCGTTCTATAAAACAACAGACGGAACGTGGCTTTTGATCGAAAGCTTCACGATGGGTTCTACTCAAAGCAGGGTTTATACTGCGCTTATTCCCGCTTCGACTGTAAACTTTACGCGTGCAGTTACTTCATCGACTGGAACTCTTACGCTCGGCGGGGCTGTCGGTGCTTCTCCCAGCGCGCTGATTGTGATGGATGGCGTGTTGCAACCGTGGGTTATCTTTCCCGATGGCACTTCGCGCGTGACAGATACTTATGGCGCTTGGACTCTTGCGCATCCTGAATATGTTCCCATCGCCAATTATCCGATGTTCTATAACGGCGTTCTTTACGCGGTTATGGCAGAGGGCGCAAATCCGGCAAGCAGGAAGAATCAGATCGTGCGCTCAGTTACTGGATCGCCTTTGAACTTTCTTATCGCTGTCACGCCGACCGGAGATAAAACCTCTACAAGCGAATTAGAAGGCGGCGCGTTGGCGTTGGCCACGAATGTCGATTACAACGACGTGACTTGCCTTGCGCCTCTAAATGCCAATGACGGAGGTTTCTTCGTCGGCACTCAGCACTCATCTTTCATAGTCTATCCTGACTATAACAATCTGATCTATGCGGAACCTACTTTCCGCAATCAGAGCATTACTTCGATTGGGCCGCTAAATCCTGATTCCGTTGTGGACGTGCTCGGGGATGTGGCATTTGTTCATGACACCGGAATTAGGAGTTTCAACGGGATCACGCAATTCCGATTTGAGGGTCGGAATGCGCCCTTTAGCGGTCCAATCAATTCTCTCATAGACGGCATAACGCAGACATCTGCGGCGACGGGCACTCACGACAACTATGCGTTGTTCGCCGTCACGACCATCTATGGCAACGGTATTCTGTGGTTTGACACACTGCTACAGAAATTCGTCTCGCTTGATATTTATCCCGGCGTCGGAACCATACAGAAGTTCGCGTCTACGTTAGACAACGGTACGCGATATACTTACTTCATGACGACGACCGGGGTTTATCGCTTATTCGGATCGTCTGAGCGGGCCACAGTCTCACTTTATGGCGCCGAGGTTGTTCCGGCTGATGATTATAAGAGCGTAAAAATGCAGACTTTACGTCTTAGCTTTAACAACGTGATCGAGGGTGGAACTCTAGAGGCTTCATTGTATGTTAATGGACAGTTCTGTAATCGTAAAGTCGTAGGAATTAACTCATTGCCGGTTAATTCTAGTGCTGTCGAAAGCATTCCTTATAATGGCGGCTTAACTGATGGCGTGTTTGCGACCGCTGAGATTAATTTTATGGACGTGGCGCCGGAGGGTGATCGCGTTGGCGTGTTGATTAGGTTTGACACAGATGGCGGATTGATTTCTGCGACCGCTGAAGTACAGCAAAATAGTGTGTGGCCGAAGGTTAATGCTCTCGGTGTCATTGGATCTCTACCTTATGAGACCTTTGCCGTGATTGGGAATGATGGCATTCCTGATATTGTAGGTGGCGGCGTTGCGCCCACATTTACATATGATGAAGTATCAAGGCGCAAGGCAATTAATGCGCGCATAAAGAACATTACGGGACTAACAAAGATTATCGGCACGGGCAATCACAACTATGGTTTGCCTTTTGGTGGATATGGTCCCGGAACGGCTTTGGCAATTCCTCAAACCATCGTACCTTTCTGGGACGCAATTAAGGATAAACTTCTTTTTGTGCCCGGTCAGGTTGATAATGACTCTGCGGCCGCAAGTCCGTTGTTTAACTATCAACAGCATCTGCGTTACTTCCAATACACCAGCGAATATGTTGATATTTTCCTGATCAATACAGGATATGACTCGACAATGTTCCAGACTGAAGTAGACAATATTGTCCCGCTAGGAGCTAACATATCCGTCAGCGTTCAGTTTCAATGGCTGCGTAATGCGTTGGCAAACAGCACGAAGAAACATAAATGGGTTGTCGTCCATCAACCTCCTTTTACAAGCGGCAATGATTTCTATAGCGCTACGAATTCTAATCTTAATCTGCAGTTTATTCAAGCTGTGCCCTTTAAGAACTGGGGTGCGACTGTATTGTTGGCTGGATGTTCTGCTCTGGTTGAGAGGCTTGACTGGAATGGGTTACCCGTTATTATCAGCGGCGCTGGCGGCAAGGCTCTTACTACCGTACATAATCCGCCAATTGCTCAATCAAGCTTTGCCTCGGCCACACAAGGAGCCTATTGGGAAGCAGTTGTTAGTAAGCTGTCTGTAGAGTTTCTCTGTAAAACCGCAACTGGCTCAATTCTGGATAGGTATTTTCAACCAGTATGAGTTTCTGCATCAATGCAGTTAAGCTATTCGAATGGGTCTTGCGGCATCCCGGCCGCGAAGCCTGTTTTGGAGTGGCATCTGATATTGATATCGTTATGCATTGTGATCGTATTCTCAAAGGAGAGAATACAGAGCTATTCGTTCTTGAAAAAGATAACGAGACTCCTTTGATTGCACTATGGTGCGAGCTAGATCATGAGCGCAAGAACATACACATCTTAAATATTCTAGGCGACCGAGGCTCCTTAAAGGGTGCGATTGGCGCTTGGGATTCACTTTATCCTGAATGGTCTGTGAGTGGAGCGCGGCGCAAGAGTAAGCAAAACGTACAGTACAAACTTTCCGAATTTACCAAACAATGAACACATTTGAGATTAATCTCTCTAAAGTTCTCAGCCATTCAATGGTCTGGGAATCTTCTCGTCTTGAAGTCGACAATGGTATTCCTCTGGGATATTATCGCAATGGCGGCTCGCCAGCTCCCGGTACGCAGGAGTCGATGGCTGAGGTCATGAAGGCTTATCGGGAAAACATTATCCCGATGATTCAACAGCAAGTCACTGCTGCTCGACAATATGAGCCTGAGATGCAGAAGCTGCGCGAAGAAATTTCGCCAAAAGAACAAGCTCTAAACAAGAGGCTCTATGAAGAGTTTGGGCCTGAGTTTGCGCGCATTGGATCGCAGATTGCCCGACAGAATGCACAGGCTCAGGCTGAGACTGATCTTGGTATCGTGAGCGGGACTGGTCGAGAGCTTGTGCGTGAGGCAATGCGCACGCAGAAGGAAGCTGATCCTGAAGCTTATCGTGCGCGTGAGTTGGCTTTGGCGAATCTTGAACAGCTTCAAGGATCTTTGACTGATCCCAATGCCGGTCTTAGCGGCGCCGAGCGCGCTGAGATTGATAGGTCAATGGCGCGTGAGAACTTTGCGCGTGGCACTGGAGCGACTCCCACGGCGACTTCGACTGTTTCTAATGCGATGGCCTTTGGTCAAGCGGGTGAGGCTCGTAAGGCTCAACGACAGAGTGCGATTGCTAATGCTGCTCAGTTGGCTGCTGGCTCAGTGCAGCCTTTGTCGTCGCGCATTGACACCTTCCAGCTCACAACTGGTCGTCCCTCAGTCAATCAGGGCGAGGCTCGCACGGGCGCTGCGCGTGAGGTTGGACAGGAATCAAATGCGATGGGCATGAACTTGTTTGGCAACGCGAGTCAGATGCGCCAACAGGAGAATCAAATCAATGCGTCCCGTAAGGATGCACTCGATGCGCTTACGCAGGGCGTTAGTGCAGCTGGCGGCATCTCTAAGATGGCTTGCTGCTGGACCTTTGCTGAGGCTTATTACGGCTGGGAGAATATTCCTAACGAGGTTCGCGTGCTGCGTGATCTTGAATACTCGCTACAGAAGCGCGAAGGCTATCGCCGCATGAGCCGTTTCCTTGTGCCGCTGATGAAGAAATCTTCGATCGTGCGCGGTTTGGTTAACGCCTTCCTTATCAAGCCCGTCACTAGCTACGCAAATTATTATGTGCATGGTCAAGGAATGGGCTGGGTGTTTGCGCCCGTGACCAATCTTTACTTTGCAGTCTGGGAAGACATGGGCGCTCGCGCCGGTGTTCCTAACGACGTAATGAATCTGCGGCTCGCTGCAGGTGTCTGGAACTCTGGACTCTATCCTCTCTGATTTATGGCTATTAAAGAATATCGTGTAGCGCAGGCTGATACTCGACCAATTCGTCGTCGACCTTTGTCTTATTATCGTGATCTCGTACCTTCTCAGAAGGACTCGAAGGACGGTGACAATGCTCCGTTGCGCACGAAGGATCAGCCTGCTATCACGGCGCAGGGACGTTCGCCTCGTTATGATGCAGGTTCGATCATGGGCATGATTAGTTCTATGCGCTCGCCGGGTGAGGCTAATACGGCTTATGATCCCTCGAAACCAGTTGGTGGCGAGAACGTGCCTTATAAGCCCACGACGGGAATTGGCGGTGCGCTCAGTCGTTTCTTTGGCAATCAGGCCAATGAGATGAATGTTGCTGCACAGGAACAACAGGCGGCTGAGAAGATGGCTGCGGATAAAGCTGAGAAGGAAAGGCAAGCGAAGAAAGAAGACCTCGCTGAAGAGATTCGTTTGCGCGAGGAAGGACCTGCTGCACGCTTTAAGATTAGTCAAACGGCCGCTGACACAGCCGAGGCTAATCGTTTGGCTGCTGAGAATAAGCGACTTGAGCTTGAAGGTAAACGCATTGGCTTGACAGAGCGTCAAATCGAAGAGGCTAGGCTGGATCGCGTTGCGCGTTTGCAAGCTGAAAAAGAAGATCGTGATATTCGGATTGAGAATATGCGTACTCAGAATGCGATTAATGATGCAGAGTTTGGACTGCGGAGTCGCGTAGCTAATCAGCCGCGTTTTGGCGTTCACACCACTGACAAAGGTGGTATGACTATTTACAATCAAACTACCGGCGAACCTGTTCGTACTTATACGCCGGGAGGTATGGGGATGATTAAGGATGCTAAAGGTAATATGGTTCCCGGTATGACTCAGGGCGGCTGGGAAGATTATGTTACGCCCGTGACTGTTCCTAAAGATCTTCCTGATTCGCCGCAGGTTGATCGCACAACTGGTGCTGCGCCAGGTGGTCCGCGTAAAGATACAATGGGCGGCAAGGTGCCTCCGCCTGAAGTGACTCCTATGCGTGCTGCCGCGCCTTCGCCTGAGGCTGACGCTAGTTTGCTCGGGCGCTTTAAGACTGCTATGCCTAGCTTGAGCTTTGCGCAACCTTCCGGTCGCGGTTATCAAGTTGCGCCACTTACTGAAGGAGATGTTGCTCAACAAGCTATGGGACAAATTGCTTATCCGCTTCGTGCGGCTGTTGGTCAGCAAGTTAAAGGTCAGTATACAAATCCAGAAGAAGTTGCTATGTCTATGGAATACCCAATGCCAGCTAGTAGATTCAGGAGACCTTCAGCAAAAGAACAGGCTGAAGCTCTTGCTGCAGGTGATTTGATTCGTAAAATGTACGCTGAATAATATGACACAAGCACAATATCAATGGCTTCAAGATAACGGCTACGATCCTACGGTCTATGACGTAGATCCTCGTGGTCGTGTTGTTAAGAGTCCTGTAGCGCCTGAGCCTGTTCAACAAAAGATGTCTCCTCTGCGTGCAGCGGGGACTTCTTTCTTGGGTAATTTGTTGCCGAGTGCGGCTGGTCTTGGCGGAGCTAAGCTGGGTATGATGGCTGGCGCACCATTCGGTCCTATTGGCGTTGGAATTGGTGCAATCGGCGGCGGCCTTGGCGCAGGTTATCTCGCAGGCAGAGGTCAAGAGGCTGCTCTTGAGCAGATTGCTCCTTCTGCGCTTGAGGAGATGCGCCGTGCAGAACAAGATCAGCCTATCTATTCGTATCTAGGCGGCTTTGCTCCGAATGCTTTGGCGTTCAGGCCGTCTGTGCAAGGCATGAAGGGCTTGCTGCGGCCCACTGTGCGAGGCACTGAGACTCTCACCGAGGCTTTGGCTAAGCCTGAGTTTATTGCACCGGCGGCTAACATTGCTGCGAATGTGGCTGGCTCGACGGCGGGTCAGCTTGTGAATATGTCACAAGGCGGTGAGTTCTCTGGGCCACGTTTTGCTGCTGATGTCACACTGGGGACACTATTTAATCGGCCCACTGCTCTTGGAAGACGGATGGGTTTTCAGGATATTCCTGAGCCTCGTCGTGAAGCTCCGGGTGATCTTGCGGCTGCGCGTGAACAAGCTGCATTCATGGAATATCCGCCGCAGGATTTTATCACGCCCCGAGAAGAGCGCGGTGCGCAGGACATCAAGACTCCTGGTGTTAACATTACGCCTGAAGGACCTGAACAGTTCTTTACTGCTGAAGGCAAACGCATGACCGAAAAGGCTATGGCTAAAGACTACACCAACTGGTGGAAGTCTGAGACTGAGCCGACTACGGATCTGATCAAAGGCGCGGCTGAGGAGATTAAGATGAAGGTTCCTAAAGAACGCCTCGCTGAGCTGGCCCAAGATCCTGAGGTTGGTGCGGCTTTGCGCGATCCGTCGCGTATGCCAGCGTTCATCGCTAAACAGGCTGAGCAGTCTCTTGAAGACGTGTATCAGATGATGGCGCGTCGTGAAGTTGAGCAGCGCTTTGCGTCGCCTGAAGAAGCTGCGAATCAGCGTGCTTTGCAAGAGCTGCGTGCTGAACGCGGACTTCCGTCTGAGACTGCACTTAGCGATGTTGAGGAGGCTTATGCTGCTCGTCAACGCACTCCTACTAAACAAGCTCAGGAACTTTATGGGACTGAATTAGCCGGAGGTTCTGGCCGACCTCCATCGCTTAGCCAAGTTGCAGGCGCTGATAAGAGCGCTTATGAAGCTTACAGTGGAGGAGCACCTAAACAACGTGTGTCAACGGGAGCTAGATTTCTTACAGCAGCAGATGCTGAAAATCAAAGAGCTCTACAAAAACTACGTGCTGAACGCGGATTACCTAATGAGTCTCCATTAAGCGATATCAATGCGGCCTATGAAGCCGCTGCTAGATCCAAGGCTGCAAGTCAACGCACTGCTGATGTTCGGGCTAGGGAACTTTATAGTCCTGAACTCACAGGAATCTCTGGCCGTCCGCCTTCTGTCAGTAAGGCTTCAGAGGGCTATCAGCTTATTCCTCCGACTGAATCGCCTAGGAGTGCTATTGAAGCTGGCCGAGAAGTTTATAGTCAAGAACTTGAAGGCCCTTCTGGAAGACCGCCTTCTGTCGGTCAAGTTGCCAAGGCAGACAAGACCGCTTACGAAGCTTATAGCGGAGTTCGACCTGCACCTGAAGTTAAGAATGCGACCGAAGCTGCGCGTGAGATCTATACTCGCTTGCAGCGTCCTGCTGAAGAATACACCGGCAAGATCACCCAAGAAGACATCAACCTTGCGACCGAGATTGCTAATCGCCGCGGCCTGAAGATCGAGCTTGATCGAGCCTATGCTGGCGACCAGCAAGTGCGTGGTCTGTATATGGTTGACGCTGATGGTAATCGCATCATTCGTGTTAATCCTCTTATGGCCACGGCTGACACAGCCATTCACGAGATCGGTCACGATATCTTTAAGGGCGTGACTAACAAAGGAATGCGCCGGTCGCTGATGGACACCGCGATGGATAGCCCAGCGTACAAGGCTGAACTTGCGGCGCGTGCGGAGGAAGTTAAACAAGGAAAGATCACGCAAGAACAAGCTAATGACATCGCGCTCGAAGAAGGCTTGATTCAGGCCTTTGGCGAACAGATGCCTCAGGTTAAGCGGGGAGAATTGCGTGCGTGGTATCAAGCGTTCAAGGCTTCGATGAAGCAGCTTGTCACAGGCAAGATGTCACCTGAAGACGCACTCGCTTGGATGCACTATGCTACGACTGAGGCTGTGCCTTGGAAGGGTGTTGCTGTGGCGAAGGTTGATGTTGGAGGTGAGAGGATGCAGCGTGGCTCTGAATTATTTAGTTTAACAAACGAGGACTTTGCACCTTCCAGTGATCCCAAGTTTCTACATGCAACACACTTAGAACAAAACAATCCAACAGGGCTAAGAGTAGCTGCGCGGGAACCATCTGGCAAAGTAACAATCGGTAAGCTTGGAGATCTACATATGGATCTTCCAGCTGTTGCTGAAAACAGCGAGTTTGGTTTTGTAGATAAAACTGGAAATTTCTTAACTCGTGAGCAAGCATCTGCACAAAGAGCTAATCCAGACATCCGTTATCAACGCTCTATCCTCTCCGAAGCCAAGACCCCAGCAGAACTCGATTATCTCGCGTCCAAGGGCGGACCGTTCGCTGACGTAGCTACGAACGTAAAGGCTGCTTACAACACCCGCGACTTCAAACAAGGTCAATGGTCAAGTAAGTTCTCTCTCACGAGCGCGCTTCCTGAAGAAGCTCGCGTGCGTTTGTTTAATCATCTCGCCGGAGAGTTTGATTCAGGCGTGCGTTCTACTCCTGCGAGTGACATCCGCGCAGCTTATGATCAACTCCGTAATGAGTATCTTCCGGCAATCGTAAACGACTATAACGCACAAGGCTTTACTGTGCGCGATACCGCCGGTCAACGAGCGCGTGGCTCTAATCCGACATATTTTCCGCTGCATTCCGTAGCGGATGATGTTGAGCGGATCTTAACTACGATGCAGGGATCGCCTGAATGGGATAAGCTCAAGGCTGATTTCATTAACTGGAACACTCAGCTGCGGCAGGCCGACGGGGCTTCTCTACAAGAGGCGCAAAGATATGCAGATGAGAAGTTCCAAGAGCGCGTTGGGATTACTTCGAAGCCGCCGGGCATCGAGAGCGGCATTCCGTTCTCCGGTGCGCGTAAGCCTGAAGGTTATCCGCTGCCGCCTAGCTGGCGCAGTAATGATATCATCGACATTCTGAATAACTATACGCGGCGTTCGGCCACGGACTTTGCGTATCAGCAGCATGTTGAGAGTTCGCCTGTAGCGATGGCTGCTTTGGGTGCAAAGACGATGTTGAACAATCAGCCTATTCCTGCAAATGTTCTTCAAAGCACGCCGCTGATTATCAACGAGCCGAGCGTGCAGTCTGTTCTGCGCGAGTATCGTGGAACACCGGCACAGCGCACAGACGGCGCATTGCAGAGCTTCGGGCGTTTTGTTAGTGCGTCTACGATTGGACCTGTCTCGAAGGTCGGCGACATCGGCACGTCGATGTTTAAGGGTTTGGCTTATCTGCAAGGCAGTGAATACGCGAGCGGACTTGCTGATTTTACTAAGCGCATTGGAGATTGGGCCGCGTTGAAAGAGCGTTCTTATGCGTCGGGCTTGAATAAGCGTGATGCTGCCGAGAACATGCGTCAGGTGTTGGGCATCGCTGAAGACTCTACGGCTTTCATGGATAAAGCTGCAAGAGTGTTATCAAAAGCAACATTCGTCAACGATCTTGAATCTGCTGCGCGTGTGATTGCGCAGGGCTGGGGCGAGACTATCGTTGGGATTAATAAAAAGCTTGCGCTGAGTGGCGATAAGAATGCCACGCAGATGTTGGATACGCTTACGAAAGACTGGCGCACGCGGTCGGATGCTGATCTCGCGGCGCAGGTTGGACGTTTGCTGCAGGGTTCTTATGACATGCGACAACTTCCTGCCTCTGTGCTCGAAGGGGCCGCTGCGCCTTATCTGACGTGGAGCAAGTGGAGCATTGGACAGTATGATTCGTTCGTTAAGTATGCTCTACAGCCTGCGATGCAAGGTAACATGAAGCCTCTGATCGGACAGATGTTGATTGGTGTGCTGGGCGGTGGTTCTATTGCAGCCGTGCAGGAATGGTTGAATAACCGCGAGGGCAAAGACATATCATGGAAAGAACTCGAAAGCTGGATGCAGCAGAATCAAGGTGAGCTTGGCGCTGATGGCGGACAGCTTCTTGGGCAGAAACTTCTGTCGATGGCTCAGAAGATGGGCACGTTTGGATTCGCTGGAGATTTGGTTAAGATGACTCTTGATGCGTATGCTGGTGGCGCATCACAAGGCATTGCGACCATGCCTGCGATTGATGCGATCTATGATGTGAGTAAGCGTGCTGCGGCTGCGGGCAAAGCGCTTGATGATGGCGAAGACTTCGGCTTGGTGCTGAAGGCTTTGCTACAGGATTCACTGACAGGTCATGTGCAGGCTTTGCGCGTGGCAAGGAATTGGTTGGATGAGGATGAGAACCTGCGATATGATGATCGGCGTAAGCGTCGGTTGTTTGATGAGTTGTCGGGCTTGCCTAATAAGGGCGGCACGTTTGCTGTGAATTATAGCAATCTAAGTGAGAGGGAATTCGAGCGGGGCGAGATTACCCCACAGACCGGCGAAGAGGCATTCTCTTTGGTGTCGAGGGCGCGCGAAGAAGCAACGACGCCAGAAGATTATGCGAGCCGGATTAGGAAGTATAAGACAAGTCAGAATCAAATCATGCCTTCGTTGGAAAGGCAGCCGATGAAAGCGGCGAGATATCTAAGCTTTGTCGAAGGCGCAGAGGAAGGCGCTGGGGCTGAGACACTGAAGCGATATCTAACGAGAGAACAAGAGAACAAATATCGGAAGAGTTTGATAGAAGGAATGAGTGGTCTGAGATAAAATTAGATAAATAAAAAACCCGCCCTGTGATAAGCAGAGCGGGTTTTCTTTTTGTTAAAATTTATTGCTCAAAAGGCTCGCCGGGTTTTGCTTGAGCGTGCTCGGCAAAGCGTGCATAGGCGGCAAGATCGACGTAGTTATCAGGATGATAGACTCGCGTGGATCGTTGAACTTTGAACGCAACCATCATTAGCTCGACGATGTGCGGCGGGATTGCTGTTGGAAGTGTGATACCGTAGTGCTGTTGGAGAATGCCAGTCCAACTTAGGCCGATGTTGCGATGGCTGTGGTGTGGCTCGCCATAGATCTGGCCGCGCTGTTGGATGGTTTCTGAGACTGTATCTTTATTTTGCTGCATAGTATTCAATGTTGTTTTCTTTGACACGGCAGATTCTATCCATTGTGGTGAGGTCATCGAGGACTCTAGTGAGTTCATCGGGTGTTTTGAGTGATTGATAGAAACGAACGAAGATAGATTTCTTTGTAGATCTATGTGAGGTTTTTATAAAGCGCCAGATGTCTTCTGTGATCTTTGCGCTTTCGTTGCGGCCCATGCCGACGAATGGGATGTGCATATCCTTTTCAAGATTAGCGAGATGCGCTGTGGCTTTCTCTGCATCCTCTCTTGTCACGGTCATATCCAATGTCCGCGCGAAGTGTACGGCGAAGAGGATCTTCTGATGATGAAGATTCTTGCGGCCGTAGTATTCGTCCAGCATTGGATGTTTGTTCGTGTGGACGAGATTAGGATGAAGTTCGAAGTGATGGTGGATGTATTCTTTGGCTTCGTCGTTCAGAATGACAGGTCCATAGAGCTTGTTAAGTTCACGAATGTAAGACTGCAGGCGAGCTTTCGCAGCCTTCTGTTCCTCCGAAAGCGGAGGAATGGAATATAAATGAAAACGCTTTTCGATCCCATATACGATGATCGTTCGAGCCATAAAACCGTCCGAGAGAATATCTTGATTCTGAAGACTTTGAAACTTTCCAAGCGTTGTGTTGCCCAAGAGACTGATGCACATATTTGTACAGAAGTCCGTGTCGCTGTGCTTAAGTTTTCGTACGTACTTTCTTCCACCGTTATAAGCTTCGAGAAGAAAGTCTGAAAGTTGTTCGGCATTTTTCTTAAAGATTGAGGTTAGTTCGTCGAGGATGAATACGAGAGAGCTGTGATGATAGGCTTTGCGGCGATTCTCGGAATCGACGTAGCGGTGCAAATACGCAACGCGCGAAGTCTCTTGCGTGAATTGCTCGAACGTCGTGCTGTTTGGGGCGATATAGATAAGAGGCTGTCGGGCGCCTTTGCGGTTGTCTGAGGCATCTTCGCCGAGGAGTTCAGCGGCGAGATCATTCTCTGGAGTTTTGATCTCGGCGGGGATTTCTAGGAGTTCTTTCATCGGACTCGTAATGAGAGATTTACCCGCCGAAGCGGGTCCGATGAAAGCGATGTATTGATTCGGAAATACTGCGTGGAAGTCAAGGTCACCGAACCAGACGCGCCTTTGAAGGGCGGCGCCGATCATGAAATAGAAAGCAGCATCGACAAACGGCTGCGGGCTTTGTACGTCTTTTGTGTACAAACACCAGTCTTCATATAGGCTCATGCAAGTATGCGAGTCTTACAGAGTTCTTGCGGATTTGTAGTGTGGTTATTACGTCGAAACCTTCTAGCTTCTCAAAGCTCGGATCGAACTCGCTGGGAAGATGGGTCTCATGTACAATAACGACCGAGGGCGGCGGCAGGTTGGGCGGCCACTCTTTTACTTTTTCCCTGATCGCGTTTGTGATCTGGGTTATTCGGTCGTTCGTCTGTCTCATACTGGGTAAAGCGGAGGGAGCTTTTCTTGGGCCACTGTTAGGCTAAGTCTCTCATGCCGTTAGGATTATCTTTTGAATACTTGCCCCAGTTCTTTCCGACTTGGGCCTCCGATTTCATCGTGAAGTTTATTCCGTCTCGGCCTGTGAGAGAAATGGCGAGGCATTCTTGCATGAGCTTCGCCGTGTCAGTGACAATCCCATCTGGAACCAGCGCCAGAAAAGAGTCATGTTTATTGTTAATAGCTGGGAGTGTATTCTTAGGCCGCTCAGTGTTATAGCGGTTGACCGCGATATGTGTGATGCATCCCACGGTGGACTGAGGAACCCATGAGATGCCTTCCCTGATATAAGAGTCAGTAATAGTTCTCTCGAACCTGCGTGGATATCCAAACAGATTCCGGAGCTGACGGTTAGTTCTAATTTGAAATTCAATTTCATCTTGCCATTCTATGATTTCGGGGAATAGGGACGCGAAGAAGCCGAGGAATGTTTTACATTCTTGAAGAGATAAAGTCAAAGTACCGTGACTTTGCTTGAGAGTCTGAAGCTGGAAGGTCCGCTCACGCATTCTATAGGAGGAAGCGTGGCAGACCATCTTGCCGATCTTGTATTCTTTATCTGAGGATTTGATTGCTTTGTCGAGAGGTTTCCAATCTTTGTCTTGCTTGAGTTCTGTTGGGCTGAGAGATTTCCAATAGCTTGGACTTTTACCGGCGAGAGGCCATTCGTTCTGCATCTGCTCGCAGAAGATGTGAAGCGCGATGAAGGTATGAGGTTTGATGCCGACGTTGAAGAGTTCTCTATAACGGCCCGGTCGTGTAAGGTTGGCGACGATAAGAGCTTCGGCGCCGCTTTGGTCGCATTGGACGAATGTGTGGTTTGGAGGAGCTATGTAAATATCGAGAGCTTCCTTGTCGGGATTCTGGAGATTCGCTCCGTAGTCGCCTAGGAATTGACCGCTTGCTAGGCGAAAGCTTCCTGTGCCAGCGACCTTAAGTGAGGTCAGGCAATGGATGTGTGGAGTGGGCATAGTTATTCGCAGGAATAAATCTCTTTAGATACTTTCAAACCCGTCGGCCAGTCAGTATTCTTATGAAAGCTATCGTCGAGGATCATGACTTTGTTCGTGGGCTGGGCCGTGATGCGACCGTTGTCGAGCTTGATAAAGAGGAACTCTTTGTTCTGCTCGGGATCGTTGCTGAAGCCATCGTCAAAGGGCGCGGCTGTGAAGAGATAGTCGCCGTAGTGTATAAAGCCGTCGCAATCTGCCATACAACGCTGACCTCGCAGATAAGTGTACTGGATGGTTTCGAAATTCCAACCGTAGCAATCCCAGCGTTGAGATTGTTCAAGAGGCCATTCGCTGGGGAGTATATCAGAGCCGAAGTATAGCGCATGAAGCGGAAGATTACGATAGATCGCTCCGTTCTCCAGCAAGACATGACAGCCCCATGCGCGGCCGGGCGTTGACGTTATGGCGAACCATATCGCGGGCATGTAGCCTTGCGGATGTTTGTGCGTGAAAGCTGTGTCTACGTTTGTGTAGAGATGCTTGGGTAGGTTTTTTGTGAACATATTTTTAAAGATTAAACGTCATCCCTCCACCCAACAAACGACGCATTGAACGGGCGACCGTCGTCGGTGAGGTTGAGATACTTGATCGTTGCTTTCTTTTGGAAGTGATAATTTGGGGTAATGAATTCCTCACGCTCTTCGTCGGTGAAGCCTGTGCCGACCTCAAAGCTTACGCCTCTGTTGGTGATGAACTTAAGCGCACCTAGTTTGCCTTTGCATTTGCCTTCATCAGAGACGACGCGCCCAATGCACTGGAACTCGTCGTCGAGAAATGCTTTGCGCTTTTGGAGATTCATCGTCGAGCGTTCCTTTGTGCCCTGTGGCATATACGATCCGAAGACGCTCTTGATCATTTGGCCTTCGAATTGTTGCTTGAGATATTCTTCGTAACAAGCGTCAAGTTCAATACGAGTCTTGCAAATAGACCACGGGATCATTTCTACGCCAACGCCAGTAGATTCCTTAATGATCTTTTCAAGCAAGAGCATCCGAGTGAGTGCGTTGTATTTAGGTTCTACAAGATCGAACGCATAGAAACTGATATGCTTGGCGTCTTCACCGGGCAGAATGCGATTCACGCCCACGGCGGCGTTGATCTTCTGGAGACTCATGCCGTGGCAGTATAGCTCGCCGTCGATAATGTAATCGTTAAGCGGCGGCGGAAATATACTTTGCAAAACGGCATCATTCCACCGCTTGCCATCTCGCGAGAAGAAACCCCGACCGGGAATGTACATGCACCTTAGCCCATTCAGCTTGGGCATCGAGACGACGTGACCGAATTTTGAGGGGTCATAAATCCCAGCGCGCATAAAGGATGCGGCGATTTGTGGGTCTTTTTCTTTTGTATCTTTTTTCATATTTAATATTCCCAAATCCATTGTTGAAATCCTAGCATACCTTTCAGCTTAACCATACGACGCATCTCGAAGATCACATCAATAGCGACGTTCTTAGGATGCTTGAGTTTGATCTTATAGAGAGCATCCCCAGCGACACTCGGAGCGCCTTTGTCTGTTGTCTTTTCTGGTTTGTATTTTAGTTGTTCGTGTAGATAACGAACGACTTGATCCGGGCTGCCGGGATTAAGGTCGAAGCCGACGAGGATTTTTAGGATTCTATTTAACTGCTTATATCTTTCTTCACAGCGTCGGACGATGTATTGCCGCTTGACGGGATCAAAGTGCATTCCGTGCAGTGACATGAAGGCGTAGTCTGCGAGAGATCGGCTGGCTTGATCGACAGAGTCTTGAAGTCCAGCGTCGTTTCGGCAGACTTCAATCTGACCATAGTAAATTTCTCTGAGGACAATAACGTCTTTAACATTGTAAGCGCGGAGCTGCTCAAATTGTGCTCGATTGCGAGGATCAAAGTTCCCTGCTTCATCTTTATGGAAGGGTCTGTTGCTGTAAAGAGTGGCTTGATGTGCCAGAGATTTCTCGGCCTCAGGGAATATGCGATGCCCAGCGACCATGGTGTCATAGATGTCATGGCCGAATGGGATCTTATAGAAGGCGGCGAGGAAGCATAGGTCAAAGAGGGCGTTATGTATGACGACTCTTCTTTTCTTTAGCTCTCTTATGAAGCGCGCAAAGAAAACCACACCCACATTAAGATTGCCGCCCCAATCGTACACAGGGATAGAGTAAACAGGACTCTCTCCACAGGCGATGGCGAGACACGTAAGGGTGTTCGTCTTGGGGTGAGTCTCAATGTCGAAGAATATAGGACCGTCGTAGTCGAAGACACTTGTGCATTCGGCTGCTCTTTGACAGATGACGGTTTGTGGTTCAGGTTGAACTTTTTGGGGGTCATATGTTAGGAGTTTCTTGATGTCTTGTGCGAACCAAAAGCTGTAGTTACTGCGCTTCGTTGGGGATGTACTCTTGCCGTCGTCTTTATCTAGAATGTCTTCGCCGTCATTGTCTCCCTCCAAAGCGTCTTCCATGCCCCATGCGTCGACACAATCTTGAGGCCAGTAAGTAACGATGTATTGGGTTTTATTTGGCGAGAGATAGACGACGCCGCGAAAGGCGTCTAGGGTTTTTCCTTTAGCTGCTGGTAGATAATCTAGGGCTTTGGCTCCGGCAAAGATGATCTTTGTGATGCCGCTTGGTTTGTTTGCGCCTTTGAAGAAGTCGTCGGCGAAAGTAATGAAAACGTTAGATGCGTCATCAAGATCAATACCATGACGTACCAAAGTATCACGCACGAAGTCACCAGCGGGTCCGAGTAAGATCCCATTATTTTCTTTATCAAAGCGCGAAGGTCCATGGAGAACGAGGGCTATCATTAGGTGGTTAATTTAAGAGAAAAGAAAAGGCAGACTATTTCCGGTCTGCCAGCGGGCGAGTTGGGATGTATGTCTTGAGGAAAGAAACCTCTTAGAAAGTCTCGCTTCTCTCTAAGAGGCGCGTGTCTCTGTGATAGCAACCACTCTATCTCTGAGACTTAGAAGTTATCGGCAAGCGGCGAGGCAGCGCCTTTGACTTGAGAGAAGTCAAACTGGGTGTTGTAGCGTTTGATGATGGCCTCGCCATTCTCGTCGCGCTTGGCGAACTTGAGATCGCGGGAGTTGGAAGGATCGTCGCTGACATACTCAGGCTGCGACTGAACGAGCATGTTGAAGGCTTGGCCTTCGAGACTTTTCAGTGCATCAGAAACGTCAATGTCGTTGTAGTCTTCGGGCAGACCATCATACAGACCAGTCACTTGCAGCGGCGTGGCGAGAAGTTCCAGCGCAGAGTCAACGCCGTTCTTGTTCTCAAGCATGATGTACATGTTGCCCTTTGCGCCGAGGGTCTTATAGGTCGTACCGGCGGCGGTGGCGGTCTCGGGCGCAACGATCTCGCACTCACAGACAACCATCTTGAAACCCTTCGCGCTCTGGCGAGTCTCGGTCTTGTGGACGAGAACCTTATAGACGTTGGCGGGGATGAATCCGAGCTTGACTTCAGTACCTTTTTTCATTTTATGTTTTATGTTTTATTGTTTAACTAACACCGACAAATGGGAGGGAGCTTTCTGTGGGCCATTTTTTAAGGCTTAGCAAGTTCAACTGCAATTTTGTTTAATGCCTTCACAACACAATTCTCCATGGGATTAGGCAAGCCCCAGAAGATAGGAGTCTTCGCGGTCGTGACGCCGTCGGTCTGCGTGGCGAAGAAGTATTGGATCGTGTCGCTGCCCTTTTCTTTCTTTGCATAGACAGACCACACAGCGAGACACTCAGACTCGATGCCTTTGTTTGCCCACTCTTTACCTTGGACATAGAGGCGGCGGCGAGTGGTCATACTGCCGTCGAGACCTTGAATGGGGACGATCTCTTCGAGGCCGGTGATGATAACGGTTTTATCCAGCGACTTGAGGTTAGTGCACAAAGTCTGGATGCCATCGTTGTAGTTCTTCCAGATGTCGAAGCCTTTGTAGATTTGCTCGCATTTAACTTGCAACTGGTCAATCGCCGCGGTGATTGAGTCGATGACGACTAAGTCTTTCGTGGTGTCTTTCTTGATCTTGTTGAGTTCAAGAGTGAGTTTGTCGTAGCTGTCGATTGGCACAACGAGCTTCTCATCACGCACACGGAAAGGCATACCCTTTCGTTCGGCGTCGAGGATGATTGTTCGGGCAGGATCTACGTTGCGGAATGATGTAGACTTACCTGCGCCGCTCGGACCGACGAGAGCGATCAGGGTTTTGGGCCATTGAGGTTTTGCTTGAGGCATTTGAGGCTGTAGTATTTCTATTGCCATATGTTTTATTTAAGCTTGGTTACATTACCAAGAAAGTGGTTCATACTTTACGATGTCGCACTCAGAGAGGAAGAGTTCGACCTGCGTGGAGTTGTCTGCAAAGCAGAGACGTTTGAATGGGCAAGAAGGGCAAGAGTTAGTGAGCTTGCCTGTGGGTGGCGGAAGCTTATCATATGTGAGGGCATTGTGAATGAGGCGCGAAAAGAGTTCGATTCTTTGTTTTAACTCGACACCGAACTCTTCAAGTTGCTCGGCGGAGAAACTCCAATCGGGGCCGGTGCGCCATGCTGGGGCTGGCAGAGAGATCTGGACGACGAGCGTGCGTATCACCATGCGGCGATACCATGCAGCGTTGGCGTAGTTGATGTCGTCTTTAAATATCTCATACGCAAAACGCTGGAAGATATAGTAGTAGAAAGAGAACTGTGTGTCGCCTTCGTAGCCCGCGACCGCGTCTTTGAATGCGTACTTGCGCGTCGTCTTATAGTCTGTGATCTGAAGGATTCCCGCTGGGGTTATGCTAAGTAGGTCAACCGTTCCGACATAGGCAAACGCGGGATGCTCTACGATAGGAAAGTTGAAGTGGAACTCAGCCCCGCGATTGTCACCAAACTTTAAGGGAATAGGAAGCGACGTAAGAGGCGCGGCCGTCAGAGCTTTCTTGATCTGATCTTGATCTTTGTTCGGCAGGTTCTTTTCCTTCGCCGCTTTGAACGCTTCGAGACAGGCATCTTGCCACTTCTCTCCGCTCCGGTCAAAGGCAATGTTCTCTGCGAACTTGTGAATGATCTTGCCGACGGTCAAGGCGGTGATGTCTTCTTTAGGCTTAAGGCCAAGGAAGACTGTGAGAAACCAGCGACGCGGACAAGCTGAGATCTTTAAGCCAGATGCGTTGATTGGGATTGTTGCGGGAATGCCTTCGTGAGGAAGATCTTTATAGGTTAAGTTCATATTTTTTGAGGGAAATGAAAAGCTACTCGGCGCGCCGTCCACAGGAAAAAAACCTAAACCTGCTGCAAGAACAGCTTGCATAACGCACCGAGTAGCTTAAAGTTATTTCTTATATTGAAAAGTAAAGCCACGGCATTTCTGGCCGCGATACATTTGATGACAGACGGCGGCTGGATTTACCTTGAGAGCTTTGGCCGCGGCTTTTGCAGAAGGATATTCTTCTCCGGTCTCAAGACATATGACTGGCTTACATGCATTATTACCGGGGCGTTTTTTCTTTAGAACTTTCACTTCTTGAATTTGAAGTTCTGAGTTTGATTGATGATAGCTTGAACGTCTATGCCTTTGAGGAGAGGATCGTTTAGGAGGGAAGCGAGATCGGTGCCGGTTGGGCGCGTGTGAGGAAAGTGTTTGAGCAGAAACTTCTCAAGCTCTTTGTCTGTCATCTCTTCGACGGGTTTAGGAAGGCCCAATAAGAGATCGAGTTCGTTGAGATTTGAATTACTCATATCATAGAACAATACAGCAGAGTTTCTTGCGGGCAGGATTCTTGTCAATCAAAGAGGCCTCGGCTTCTTGAGGCGTGGGATATAGTATGGTCGTAAACCATAGGCCGTTGAGCTTATGCTTATAGGCGTAGAAGTAATGCTCTTTTGGCGGCGGCATTTCGGAGTCCGTTGCGGTGGCGTATGTGATTCCTTCGTTGTTTGATGTGGCACTCATATCATTGGTTGTTTCTATACTCTTCATATAAGTTATTAAATCTTTCCGATCTTTTTCTGATGTTAGCGGGGAGTCTATCAAAGTCATAATCTCGCCGGGAGAAAGCTTCAAGTCCGATATTCCATGCGGCGTAAACATCCCTTGGTTGTGGATTTTTGACGCGCTGGGCAAGACAGAGCCTGAGTTCAAGCCAGCATAGATGCGCTTTAGCACAGCGCCTTGCTTCGGTTGGAATATGTCTCTGATCTTTTTCAGAAGGGAAGTGTTGCTTCCAGACGCTGCGTTTGATTTGATATCGGGAGAGTTCACCGTGTTTGCCTTTTGCTTTGTCGTTGTCATTGGACTCTATTTGACTAATGGCCCTAAGCTTCGCGTCGAAGTCTTGTTGCAGGGCTATGATTGTTGTTTCTGTCGCGAGTAGTGTTAGACCTAGCATAAAAGGTTTCATAGCGGTGGCCAGAAGTATGGTAGGTTATCGGGAATGTTTGGAAACTTTGGACCATAGAACTCAGGTTTCTTCCGTATGAGATTACTCTGATGTGTCTTATGTAGATAAGAGCCGAGCCAATGTGGCTGTATGATGTAAGGGTAAGTGAGAATCTCTTTCTCAAAGTGAGGAAGAAGGTTGTCAACGTAGCCCCGGCGGCGTGCTTCTTGGCAGATCTTGATGCTGTACAAACAAAGCCACGCAGGATAGTCTTTGATCATGCGCACGGCGGGATGACTGCGCCAGCCGGTTGACTTACCTTGGATTGTGTTGAGGATTTGAAGAGATTCAACGCGCTGTTTCATGAGGCGCTGGGTATCGAGGACGCGGGCAGACTGTTCGATGTCTGCGTAGGGTAGGAAGATTTGCATTTTGTGGTTGTGTTTTATTTATCACTCTAACCCTTTCAACATCTCTTCACTCATCTTCATCGCGATGAGTTCGTTGGGAGTTGTCTCGATGATGATTGTGTTGTCTTGCATTGCGAGCTGCCGGGCGAACTTCTCCGCACTTGAAGTATAGTTCTGCCAGCTTGCTTGACTTCCCACCTCGCCGCTGTTGACGAATGAGATGATCTCTTCGCGGAAGATCTCTTCGTTGAATGTGAAAGGATCTTCGTCGCTGCCGCCGAGGAGAGGTGTCATGGCGTCTAGGATATTATCAATGGGCTCGACGAGTTCGATGATGAGGTTGACTTTGCGCACGGAGATCTGCACCTTTTCTTTCAGCTCGTCGACGATGGGGATATCATCAGGGTCGATAGCGCCTTGAAGAACACCGACGCCCTTGTCGTTGATGAATGCTTTGCCTTGTGATAGGCGAGCGCGTATGGTTTGAGGTTGCTGCCTGAGGGTTAGGGAATTGATGGTGGCTTTCTTAGAGGGGATCTTAGAGAGCTTAATCACTAACTGTGCAAACTGCACAGCATGCTTGATGTCGTAGTAAGGCCAGCCTTGCTTGCGCTCTGTCTTGTTAAGAATGCTGTCTGCTTGTTTGAGCAAGGCGGCTGGGTCGTGTTGTTGTTTTGTTGGGTTGAATATGTTCATTTTGTTTTGTTGTTATGGTTCACGGCTTGGCCTCCTTGGCTTTGTTTCTATTTTGATTGATGAAGCTAATTGGATTTGCTGAAAGCGTCTGCTTACCGCAATGGATGCATTTCCATTTTCTTTTAACATTGAATGCAACGTCCCAGTGAGAATGTGAGCCATGGAAACTGTCGTTTAGCGGTTGCCAATAATGAGAACACGCAATTCCAAGAAACCGTTTGAGTATCTTTCCAATACAATTCATTGCGCTCACAGCTTGGCCTCCTTGGCTTCGAGTGCTTCTGACGCTGTGTCGATTGCGTACCAGCAAGCGTCTATCAATGCTCGCTCGTTGTTGTCTCCGTTCCAGTATTCTCGAATGGACTCAAGAGACTCCTCCAGCCGCTTGATGCGGTCCTCTTGCTCGCGGATCTTGGTAGCCTGTGCATCGGCCATCCATTGCTCGCGCATGATCTTCAACACTTCGGCCGCTGTCTCTGTGGGTTTGAGATCTTCGGACACAGTGATACGACCGTCGGCGTGAATCGTTAGGAGTGCTTTGCCTAGCTTTTTCAATTGGATCATATTAGGTTCAATGCCGTCGAGGCTGAACTTATCTGGGATTAGTATGTCGTTCATATCTTTATTCTCCTTTATCATACTCCGGCAATTCAATCTCTCCAAGTTCTCTCTTAAGTAATAGATTACGCAACGCACGGACATTCCCAAAGGAGAATGTCTCGTCGCCGAAGTGTTCGCGCTCGCCAATAGGTGTCCAGTTTTCTTCTTCGATTATCGCCGAGGCCACACATCGGATTTCCTGCACGCCTCGTTGTTGTAATGAGAGAGTCTTCAGACCGAGTTCGTTAATGCGGAAGTATAGATCCTCACGGAAGCTTCCCTCTTTAACCATCTTGAGGAGATCTCTATTTGTAGCGAACACAAACCTACATTGAATTGGCACAGGATCAACAGCTCCGACGGGCAAGACTGTCTTATCCTGCAAGACTCTCAATAACTTAGCTTGATGCGACAGGGGCAATTCGCCTATCTCATCGAGGAAAGCAGTACCCTTGCCGACTGCTCTTAGGAAACCAACGTCGCCTCTTGATTTAGCACCAGTAAAAGCGCCGGGCATGTAGCCAAATAGTTCTGATTGGAATAGTGTGTCTGTCAAACCAGCCATGTTCATAGCCTTGAGAGGCTTTCGTTTGTGGGCAAGGATCCTTGCGATCAACTCCTTGCCTGTGCCCGATGGGCCTTCGATCAGGACGTTGTATCTCTGCAAGCTTTCTTCCGCATATGTCATCGCGGAGTTGAGCATCTTCTTCGTGGCAGGATCTTGCGTGGCATAGGACGAAGCGACATTGTGGATACTGTTCTCCTTCAATGCGTCGCCTGTGATCTTGAGGACATCCTTGCGGATGTTATCAAGGAAGCTGTCGGCGGCTGTGGTATTGAGGACGTTTGCGTGGATGTTCATTTTTTCTTGGGTTTATTTTTTCTCTTACTATATAAAGACGGACCGGGATCTCTTAGCTTATAAGACATGATCGCCTTGTGCGCGGCGGCGAGTTCATCTCTATCAAGATACTCCTCGTCGACTGATCCTGCCTTATGTTTAGGCTTAAACTGTTCACCTTGTTGATGAAAGCGACTCATTTTTTTAGCGTTAGTTTTCTTAGCTCACACTCTAGCTGGAAGATTCTATTGTGTTGTTTGTTGACGAGGTTAGTTAGCTCACTGATCTTGCGCTCATAGTATTCATACTTTGACGGCGTGCGCTGGATGTTTGAGATCAGGCCGCGCGAGACTCCAAAGTGCTCTGCGATTTTAGATTGTGATAGCTCTGGATGCTTTTGTATAAAGCTTTTGATCTTCTTCTTCTCTTCGATCGAGAGATAATAATTTTTTCTCTTTAGGTCTTGTATTTTTCTTTCGTACATGATAGTATAGGGTTAATGAATAAAGAATCAAGTAGTGAAGAATCATGCCGCCTGTGCCTGAGGTTCGTCGTCCTCATCGTCATCATCCTCGTCCGTCTCGATCACGCCCGTGGACTCAGCGGCGGCGAGATCTTCTTCTGTTAGTTTGACGGCGGTCGCTCGATCACGAAGAGCTTTCTCTAGTTCGCCAGCGAGATCGACGTTTGAGGAGCCAATGGCGTCGACAGACTTAAGCTTTCGTGCAAGCTTCGGCGCCATGTGATCGCTGAGGATTGTGCCTTCTGGGACATAGATGTCTTGCGTCGTGTCGGTTAGAGTAGTGATACGCACGCAGCGACCAAGAGCCTGTGCAAATTCCTCTGCCCAATAGGTCATCGTGCTCATGACACTACGCGGCCGAGTGTGGTTATAGCGATGGTCGAGACTGATACCTGTACCTCCTGAGGAGAGAGTATAGATACAGAACTCAGTCTCTCCGTTGAGGAAAGCTTGCACGTTCTCGTGTCGTTCCTTCTGGTTCTGATTGTGAAGCTTCATCTCTCGAAGCTTCTCATTCCTCTGGGCGAATGCATCCTTTGTCATCTCTCGGAAGATACGTTCGGAGGTGTACTTGATGCCCTTGTGGAAGGCGCGGAATTCTTCCTTCGTGATCCCGATGTCATCCGCTTTAGGCTTGCGGGCTTCGTCTGGATTATCGAGAATCCACATGCCCATCTTGGCTGCGATCTCTGCCGCGCGTGTTTCTGGTAAGAGATCCTCGGGCTTGATCTCTCGATTGCCGCCCCAGATTAGAGAGATCTTTTGTTTAGTAAGACCTTTGCTCTTGAAATAGTCAGACTCACAGAGCTTCATCACTAGTTCCTTGAGAGTCTCTGTGAAGCGAATAGCAATGACAGGCGCATAGCCGTTTTGATGGGCATGAATTGCGTCGGCGACCCATGTGTCTACGGTTGCAAGCTCGGCCGCTCGGGCCATGACCATGAAGGCAACCATGACTTGACCTTGTGGATCTATTGAGCGACCTGTGCGTTCGAGAGCTTCAAGATAATTCTTCATCGCGTTCTTGAGCATCGCTTTGTTCGCGGGGTCAGTGATCTCGAAGAGCTTGACTTTGTTAAGAGCCTTGACTTTCTGAGGATCGCCGGGCGGCTTGACGAAGCGGTCGCCGATCGCAGCGCCCCAGCGTTCGAGAGCGGCGGCGTTAGCTTGTCGAGGATCTGCGCCGAGTGTGAGAGTGCGTGCGAATTCAGGAAAGGTTTCTCTCGTCAAGGGTCGAGCGCCATATTGTAAACGCATCGCGATAGACATGAACATCGTGTCCCATACTGTCACGGCGGGCGTCGCGGAAGTAAAGACCCAAGTGATTTCTGGGAACTGAAGGAAGGCTTCGAGATATTTTGTACGCTTAGACTTCTCCTTCTTGATCTCCTGACACTCGTCTAGGATGATTAGCTTGGGCGCAGCAGACGCTGGCAGGTTAAAGCGTATGACGCTTGTAGCTTGGCCGAAGACTTCTACTGTTTCGGTCTTGAAGAAGTTTCTGTTTTTCGCAGAGAAGACTTCGTTATAAGACCACACGTCCACAGCGAGTCCGACAGATTCGAGACCTAGTTTCTTTAGGGTATCGCGGAAGTCAAGCACGACGGACTTTTTGGTGATGATTAAGATAGGCGGAAAGAGTCCGAGAAAGTTACAGAACTTCTGAGGGTCATGCTTTTGTAGCCACAGCGCGAGACCCGCTGCGATCCAGCTCTTACCTTTGCCTGTGCCGAGTGGAACAAGAGAGCCATTGAGGTTCTTGTTATACAATACATCAAGCAGGGCGGCGATAGCTTTCTTCTGCTGAGGCTTGAACTCTAGCCCGTTGGGAAGCTTGATGTCGATTGTGCTGTATGTGCGCTTCTCTCTCAAGGCAAGTTCTTCCGCGAGACGAAGAGCTTCCTTTTGCTGGCGCGCTGGGGCTTGATTAACCCAGCCCTGAAGGAAGCCGAGCAATGTAGCATAGTCGAGCTTGACTGTTGGGATTACGGCGAGAGATAGTTCCTTCTGCAGAAAGTCCCAATCAAATGGCTCTCTGCGATACAGATCAGTAAGCTTTTTAGCTTGCGCCCGGGCGGTCGTGAGGGCGGTCTGTTGAAGCCTGTCTTCTTTGCTTGTGTATTGAGGTTCCGTTTGGACAGGTTTCTTTATCCCCGAAGGAGTAGCGAATATGTTCATGTTATAGTAGTTTTGAGATCACTTCTTCAGCGTTCTTGAATCCGTATGCGGTTGGCGTTTTGCTTATAAGACTTACGTATTCGCCGAATACGATACTCTCGGCCGTGGGTTTGTCAAGTTGCACATAGGCTTTGTTGATGTTGTCGCGTTGATTAAGCAAGGGCGTTAGCTTTTTCTGCAGAGCAAGCATCTTATCCTCCAGCTGTTGGCGTATCAAGACGTTCTTCTTGGTGGCTTTGTCCATTGCTTTCTTCAGGCGCAGGGATTCTTTGATTGTCTTCTGTTGCAGGGCTTTGTTCATAGTTTAGGATGTTTCTTGTGTCTACGATTTTTAGTACTTCTTCGAGAGGGAAATAGCAGTTGATGTTGTTGAATGCGCCTTTGAGGGCGTCGTTGAGCTGTCGAGATTTGTTAAGATAGATCTCTTCGCCTTGTGAAGTGATCGCGATGGCGACCTCTGTTGCCTTCTGTCTGTTGAAGAGCTTAGCTTTAGCGAGTGCATCACTGATCATCTCTACACGGAGATCTTCTGCTTTCTTCCGGATGTAGGATATGTCAGAGGCAAGGTGGTTTGCACGAAGGATTCTTCTGCGCTCGTCGCTGAGGTTCCAATCGGTGGCATCCCAGATGACAGAGTAAGAGAATCCGTCTTCGTTGATTCTCTGAATATGGAGATGCTCACTTGCGCAGTGAGCCTTAACCCAGTCGGCTGTTTCATTTGTAGCAACAATCGCATGGGCAAGATTATTCCCGCCAGTTCGGCGGATGAAATGCCCTCGCTCTGCATCGACATGACAAGAGCACGATGGGAAGAGCAATCCCCAGAGTTCTTGTGGAGTGATTTCTTGGACGTCTTCATTTTGAGGAGGCATAGACTTTACGGAGATGTGATGGTTGAATACCTAGTTCTGCTCTGTATTTAGCGATTGTGCGCCGGGCGATTGTGTTCTTGAGGAGTGTTACAATGTCCTCATCGCTTAGTGGGCGAGACTTGTCTTCGCATGAGATGATCTCTGCGATTTGATTTTTTATTGAGAGGTTACTTTGCATGGTGTTTTGTTCATGGTTTACGATAGCACTGGTGAAGAAAAATCTTAGTTCATATGTACCGCGCGGAGTAGAGATGTATTTGTTACACACGGCTCTGCTCACGGTGGTCTCGTGGATCTCACAGACCGTCGCGATCTGAGCCATCGTGAGCGGCTTGAGATCTTTGATCTGGCCGCTGCGGAAGAAGTCTTGTTGATAGTCTACGATCGCATTAGACACGCGGCCGAGAGTAGACTGGCGCTGCATGATAGATCGAATGAGAAACTTTCCCATCTTTACTTTCTCACGCACGAACTCCCGCTCGGCGGGCTTGAGCTTGTGGAGATAGCTTAGAACGTGATCGTTGATCTTGTAGACAGGAAGTTTCTCGTTCGGGATATCTATTGTGCCGTCGTCGCGCAGAAAGATCTCTGCGTCTTTCGGCGTGTGCGTTGAAGATGCGAACTCTGAAGCGGGATTATAGTTTAGTTTAGAGAGTTGCTTGTACAATAATTCGATCGTGGTAAAGGTCTCGTTGTATTTCTTCGCGAGAATGGGGATTTGGCGTCGAGTGAAGAGATCTTCGTCTTGTTGAAGGATTTGATAAGCTAATGAAGAAGAATTTAATTGAAGACATAAGCAATCTGCAAGACTCAAAGCGCCGAGGCCGCGTGGTTCGAGCGTGCGGATAAATCGCAGAGCTTTTCTCTGTTCTGTCGTGAGAATGTCTGGATCATGTAGGAAATATCCTCGCTCGTTAAGAAGAGATATGACAGAGAGATCATGACCGGCGAGAGATAATTCTTTCTCTAAGTATTCTTCTAGTGTCTCATCTCGGCCGGGATTATTCTCTAGCGGATATTGCTCTTTGTATGATGGAACACTATCCGAGAGAGAAGTCCACTGCATATCCGCCGGGAGTTCAGCTTTGTCGTTCTCGTAGGATATGTCTTCTTCTGCTTGATTATTGTCAAGCATCTCGACGCATGGATTGTCGTTGATGAACGACTCCATGATAGATCGCAGGTCACAAAGTGGAGCTTGAAGAAGCGCGAGAGACTGTTGCAGTTGTGGACTCAGTATCAAAGATTGAGTCTGCTGCGTGGAGATAGAAATTTTCATTTGTCTGGTGGTTGATGCAGACTATTGCAATAGAGCCTAAAGTGTGCCAAGTTTTGGCATATGTTGGATGCCAATACTTGGAACACCTCAAAGAAAAAGCCTCTGTCGGATGTTACTCCAACAGAGGCTTCGTGATTTAGACTTGATTACTTCTTCTCGATCACGGGATCGAGTAGATTGTTGTCTTAGACTTAGACAGTTTTCTTCTTGGCTTCGCGCTTGGCCTTCGCGCTGGCGAGTTCGTTGGCCTTCGCGAGGAGCTGCGCCAGAGAGGCGATAAGGTTAGCCTGCTTGGCCACGGCGGCATCCTTGTCGGACACGCCCAAAGAGCGAGCAGTGTCGTCGTTCCACTCGCCAGCGAGAGCGAACACAATCGAGCCGATCTCAGAGCGAATGCCTTCGATCTTCTTGAGGACAGACTTTTCGGTCTCACGGTCGGCGCTGACGCCGTAGATGAAGGCGGCGAAGTAGTCGGGAGTGTTGCCCTTGCTGAGATAGGCTTCAGAAGCGTCTTCGGCGATGTCGAGGAGTTCAGCCTGTACGAGATCACTCAGAGCATTAGAGATGCGCTTCGTTTCAGTGACAGAGCCGTCTTCGTTCTTGACCTTGGTCACGTGCTCGGTCAGGATCTCAGCGAGAGCTTCGCCGCGCTTGATGTAGTACTGGAGATCGCTAACGGCCAGAATCGGAGACTGAAAAGAGACAACACGCTCCGGAGACTTAGCAGTCTTGCGGACATGACGCTCGTTGGTGGCGAACTGAGGGTTGCCGTTGCTGTCGCTCTGGAAGACAGATCCAGCGAAGGAGGCAACGAGTTCGAGGTTCTTAGTGCTCATTTTACTTGTGTTTCTTTTTGTTGGTTTGTTTTATTGGGATGTTTTCGGTTTTACGTTGAACCGCTAACATTATCGCACAGTCACCAACAGGACCGGCAAATCGGATAAAGCTTTTGAAATGCCAAGTTATTTTTGACAATAAAAAAGCTCCATAAAGAGAAGCCCTCCTTGAAGGGCTTTGCTTTGTGGAGAGTTAATTACCGCCGAGAATCTGGCCTATCTCATAAGGCTCAAGGTGAAAGTCAAGACACATAATGTGAGTATGTTTGACGTGGTTTATGTAGTCGTGTATGTTGTTTGATTTACATACAGGAACGAGACAATAGTGGAATGTATTGTCAAGAGAACGAATTATTACTATCATCTTGGAGGTAGGTTTTTAATCTTGTTTAAAACTTCTGCAACTTCAAAGAAATCGAGAAAACCCATCACATCGTCTGTGATAGGAGTATCATACACAATGCGATCGTCATGCATTACAGCAATCTCAAACAGTCCATCGTGTCCGCCTTTTGTCCAACGGCAATCACCATTTACTACCAACGTGCCTGCACCATTACCGCAAATGATTGAGGCTGTGTATCCGTTTTCGAACTTAATCTTTTTTCCGTAGTTTATTACTTCTTTCATATTATGCATCTTTGATTGTTATGTTTGTTGTACCGGTTTGAAAAGCTTTTCCGTTCGTACCCTTTGCAGAGCGATGCGTCACACGCTTATGCACCTTAAACACGTCAGGATGCATAGGCTGAATCGCGCCGCCTGTCTTGTGGCCAAAGTTGAGAGCGCCTTTGTATTGCCATTGTGGCTGACAAGAGATGCAACGCGAGAAGCCGAGAGCTTTTCTATCGGCGTCAATAACTTGAAGACAACGTAAGCAACGATTTGTCATAAGCTTTCATCTCGTCCAATATCCCATCCCGGACCATCATCAAGAGGCTCATCGTCATAGATGCTCAATTCGCGACGCAAGTCTTCGAGTGTGGGATTTTCTTCTATTTCTTCAACTGGTTCTTTCATAGATTAAAAAGTTTTGTGACTCTCAATAAAGTTCTTAGCATTTAGAAGATTGCAAGGATAACCTGTTAGCTTGAGATGCAAGCCCATAAAGAATTTCATCATGCGAATCTTAACGGGTCCGAGTCTTTCATCTTTGTCAGATGGTTGCATAAGGTCAGACCATAGCTCTTGCACCATAAGGCTCGTGTAGGTCACGGCGTGAACCTCACGAATAGGCTCCATGTCGGAGATTGCAACTTCGACATCTTCATCAAGCCTTTGATAAAAGTAATGAGCTAATAGTCTTTCGGCCTCTTGTTTGTTTACTGTTATTTTCATTTTATTTAGTTAGTACATTATTCCTTTGACAAAGTAATACAAAGTGACCAGTAAGATCACAGAACCTACAATCAAAACAATGAGTTCGTCTTTCTTGTGTTGTTTCATAAATATCAAATCCAATCAATTTTACTTTTCTCAGTCGCTCTCACAATACGAGAGACACTTGGTTTATGACAGAGCCAAGCCTTTGCCTTATGGACAGATTGCTTGTCTTTCTTAGCATTGCGCTTTGAAAGAGGCACAAGTTGCTTGTGCATTTTGGATTGCTTCGAGGCAAAGTATTTGCCTAGATTGACAGAGTTAAATCTGTCAAATTGTTTTTGCTTTCTGGTCATAAAAAAGAGCTTTTAGTTATTCACTAAAAGCTCGATCAAGGCACAACGCTTCGCGTTGTGTGTTGTTTATTCCTGCTCTGCTTCGAGTTCGAAGCGGCAGTCGATGCACAAGCAATCATTGGCTTGTGCTTTCTGGTCACAATATTTGCATTCCATAATAACCTAGACTTTGCATCTAGTCTTTACCTTGTAGTGTGTGGATAGTTTGAAGAAAGAGAAGGTTTGAATAAAACCATTTAGTGCGTGGATATTGCGTTGTGGATAATGCGCAACACTACAAAGCAAAGACTAAATGCAAAAGCCTTGCGAGTCACCTATTGTTTCCCTTGCAAAAGGCAAGGCAATAGCGCAAGGCTTTTGATTTAGTTTTTGAGGTTATTTAATTGGGCAAGCTACCAAAGATAACCTACAAAGAGTCTTTTGTTTAAGTGTTTCTGTCTTCTGACATCCGATGGACAGTTTCTTAAGCAATCGGAAAGCTAACACTTAGGGCCGTCGTTAGGCGTTGCACCTAACACGTTTTTCTTTTGGTTCCGGTCAAAGCCTAGCCAACCAAAAGAGTCCCAAAGACTTTGGGCTTTTGTTTTCGTTTCTTTGTCTACTTGTCCCGCATTTAATCGGTTCACTCTTTCGAAGAGTCTAGACAAGCTTTCAAAGTCTACTAGCAAGAGCCTTTCCCATTCATCGCAGGGAACACACAAGGGTAAATCCCCTATGTTGTACGTTTCACGTCTCACGTTTCTTTGTTAAATGCGTTTGAGTTTTAAATCTTAACATTAAACAAAGAAAACCGGTTTTTTATTCCTACTTTAACAAAAGGGGATTTAATGTCTGCATAGCTACTTTGTCCGATTCTTTAGTGTTTCTCTTAACACTTTAGCTTTTCCCGCTACTAGGTTAAATGCGTTTCTTCCGATTTACCTAGACTCTTAAGGCAATTTACACTTTGCCTTAATAGCTTCACGCTACTTCTAAAGAATTATTTCCGCTCCTTTTGATAGTATCAAAAAGGCACGCTATGCGTTTATTAAATCCGGTTTTTTGTATTATTCAAACCGGGCTTTGTGTGTGCTAGGTTCACTCTCCCGCTTTAACACGGGAGAGTGTGAAGTGTTACCGTCAATTAGGCTTTTGTTGGCGTCTGGGAAGCTCCCTGAGAGGCTTTGAGAGCCGGGAGGGTGCTATCCCCGGTCTCAACTTCACAAGCTCTCAGGAGAGCATTTAAACGCATTCCAAGAGCATTGGAGATCCCGCTCAAGGCTTCCCATCGAGCAGTCTCGTTTTCAAGAATGCTCTTGTGCGTTCCCTTGGCAAAAGAACCTTTGACGATAGGACCGATTGCAGAGCCTTTGCTCATACCAACAGCCTTGGCGGTATCTTTGAGGCTCTCAGCCTTTCCGATCTCTCTAACGAAATCGGCGGGATGGATTGCACACAAAGAAACGAGATCCTTGACAAAAGGAATGACAGTTTGATTGACGGTATTGTTGTTTTTGTTTTGCATTTTAGTATTAGGTTTTAGTTTTAGTTTTTAACTTCACACTTTGTTTTATTCAAAGAGTGAACCTAACACACACAAATAAATATGTTTTGTCCCTTTGGCTCAAAGGAGAGCCAACAAAAGGGATTCTATAAAACCGCCACAAAGCAAAGCCTTGCGCGAGAAAACCCACGCAAAGCCTTTAATGCGATTCCGGAAAAGAACAAAAACTGACAATCTGCAAAGTCTTCTATACGCCAAAAACCGTCAAGCCTTTTCAAAAAACGTAACGCAAACGTAACTTAACAGTAGCCTAACCTTAACTTGACAAGCTATTTTAGGTAACAAAAAACGCTATTTTAAGTAAAAAACGGGTATTCTAGGGAAAACCACAAAAGACGCAACAAAAAACGAAAACTATTAGAAAAACTAATCTAACCTCAAAAACACTAAAGGCTTTCTAATGCCCTACAAGCCAACAAAACACTTGTAAATCTCAAAAAACACTTGTAAATCTCAAATAAAACAAGCTTTTTCTTTAGGTAATTGGATTAGTTAAAAGTTAGGAAAGGTAGGAAATACGCTTATTGGGGTCTGGTCAATTTGGGCTTATAGTTAAATTAGGTCTAATACAATATTATGTTTTATTATAATACTTTAATATGCTATTTATAATATTTTATTACCTTAGTTCTAATTTATTATTATAAATACAATATTAGACTCTTAAGACTCCCATTTATACGATATTCAAGTTAAAACAAACACAAGCGCAATTTCGGTATTTATCAATAAGCGTATTTTCTTGTTTATAAATAGCCTTTAACACTCTCAAAACACAACAAAACGCTATTTACAAAGAGCTTCAATGCATAGAACTGCTATGCATCACAGCGCAATCCCTTGCACTTCTATCCCTAAGACTTCTATCCCTAAGACTCCAATGCATCACTCTACTATGCATCTCTCTGCTATGCATCACAGTCCAATGCATCCCCGACAAGCCGGTGTACGGAAAGACCCGAAAAATTGTGCCTTTGTTCGAACACGTCTCCTCACAGATTTTATAGATTTTTTAGCCCTTTTTTGCATATTCTTTTATGGCATTCTAAAAGCTTTGATCGTTTTATATGAGTGACTTAATGATGAGAAATCAGATATTAGGACTAAGGCGCGCAGGGATGAGTTGTGAAGAGATATCTGCCGCGCTTGAGGTTGACCCTGTAGTGGTAAAGTTGGCCTTAGAAGCGACAGGTGGGTCTGTAGCCTTAAGAAAAGAAGCCCTCAAAGAGGAAGACATAACCGACGATGTCTCTGAACAAGAGGCCAAAGAGATGATGGGCATCATCAAGAACATAGCCCGTGACGAAGACTCTGGCGTCTATGCCCGACTAAACGCGGCTAAGTATGCCCATGGCGCCAAGCGCGGTTATCACAAACGCCATCTCGATCTTAACGTGGGCTCGGGCGAATTGCTTCTCAAGATCAACGAAGCCTACGCCTCAGCATCTATGCGCGCCCGCGCGGCTCTTAGCGGCCAATCTCTCACCGCTAAAGAAATCACCATCGAGGCCCCAATAACCGTAGAGGCGCCCTTAGCCGCAGAACTCCCTTCTGATCACACTACTCAATCAGAGCCTGCGGCGCCGAAACCCCGGCCCTTTAAGATATGACAAAGACTCCAATCTCCGCTGATACACTCAAACTTGTTCAAGCCCGTCGCGCACTTGAGGCAGAGAAAGCTGCAGAAAAAGAACGTGCAAAAGCAGCCAAAAAGAAAGCTGTAGAAGTTCCGCCTAAAGCGCCTGACGCTGTCGTAGTAGAGCCGCCTGCAAAAAACAAACGCTACATTGCGCATCAGATCGACACCCCGGCGGATTTACTCCTCGCCCATCGACCTGATCTGAAGCTCTATAAATGGCAAGCAGAAACTCTATTTCAACTTGCAGGATATACCGACATCAATGATCTCGATCTGCCTAAAACTCGACCAACCGACAAGACGCCGTTATACTACAATCTTGTCGCGGCCAACGGAAGCGGAAAAGATCAGGTCGTTATTAGCTCCTTCGCTGTCTGGTTTTGCCTTTCCAAAGTCCGTTCTCGATGCGTCATTACGTCATCTTCGTACGAGCAGCTTAAGGATCAGACGTATAAGTACATAAAGAACATCTGTGAAGAGATCAATGTCTCGTATGGCCGTAAGGTATTTGAGATCGTTGAGTTCTTGATTACCTGTAATGACACCGGCAGCGAGATCAAATGCTTCGTGACAGATGACCCCGGCAAAGCCGAAGGGCGTCACCCGTTCGACGAACCCGGCGCCGAGATGGCCGTGATCATTAATGAAGCTAAATCTATCACCGATGAAATGTTCCAAGCCTTCTCACGCTTTACAGGTTATAACTACTGGCTTGAAATCTCTTCGCCCGGCAAGAATAGCGGCCATTTTTTCAAGCGTTGTACGCGTGCAAAGCGCACATTCCCAGATCCTCTCGAAATAGGCGAATTCTACTGGCGTCGTGTCACGGCATTCGACTGCCCTCATCTTCTTGGCAAACACATCGAGCATCTTAAGGACGAACACGGTGAACAATCCCTCATCTATCGAAGTCAAGTATTGGCTGAGTTTACCTCACTCGACGAAGCCGCATTTATACCTTCAACACTATTCGAAAACTACCCAGCAAATCCACCGCGTACATTTGGATTGCCCAATCGAGCGGGCATCGACTTATCACTCGGCGGCGATGAAACTGTGGCGTACTTCTTTATCCATGGAAAACTCCACCTACGAACAACAAAGATTCGTAACGAGGCAATTCTCCACAATCAGATCATCAGTTGGATTAAAGAATTTAACGTCACGCCCTCTGAGGTACGCATTGACGATGGCGGTCTGGGACGACCTATCGTGCAGCGAGTGCAAAATGCAGGTTATGACGTCGTGCCGATACGAAACGAAGCCCGATCAACCAACCCAAATTTCTACAAAAACAGAGGCGTTGAAAACTGGAATCGTATTAAGCGTGCTCTTGAAGACCGTGCGTTTCCTGCACTTAATGACGACCTTACTCGCCAACAGTTATGTACGCGTGGCTTCTCTGTTAAAGGGATCGTCACGCTCTTAGAGCCTAAAGCAGAAATGCGCTCGCGTGGTTTGTCGTCGCCTGATCGCGCAGACGCTCTTGCGCTTTGTTTTGACAGTGTTCCTCTTGGAGCTTTCAAAGAAGAAACATTACACACAACTGAACCAGAAAGTCGTTTCTTAGAACTCATAGATCTTAACAAAAAAGGCCTCTTAACGCAGAACGAAGCTCAAGAACTCACACTTCTTTGGGGTCAGATGACACACAGACCGGCACAGGAAACGCTAAATTCGCCTGAGCCGCGTGAAGAATTACGTGGTCAATATCATCAATTCGTAACCGCTAAATAACTATGGATGGATCAATGGATTACATCGACGAGTTTTTCTCGTCCCTTAGCCCTGAAGAGGTTAAGTATGCACAATCGTGCATGCAACGTATGGGTTCAGAGAAGTCCGGCACGCCGATGTCAGAAGGCCAAGAAGAGCCTAACGATTCTGACTCCGACGAATACACCAACGGCAAAGGCCCAAACAACGAAGCCAAAGGCGGCGACAGTAATGCGACCGTGCCTAAGGCCCTTGCCGACAGCGTGAAGAAAAAGAAAGACAGCATCCCGCTCAAAGAAGCTGAGATGTTTGACGAAGAGGAATAACATATGAACGAACCCGCAACGAATCCAGAGACTTCCGCTATTCTAGCCAAAGCTGGCCAGAAAAACCTGTTGGACCTCAATACCGCCAATGGGCTTTTCAGTCAGTATATTTCATCGCACGGCGCTGTAGAGGCGACTATCGTCACCAATCGGCGCTTGCGGTCAAATAAAGCTGATGTCGAACAGATGCGTTCGGCGGGGCTTCTTCAAGAGAATCAGACCTTTATTGGTGTTCGTCTGATTCATCAAAATATCAATCAAGCGTTGCCTCCGTTGCTTTCTTATCTAAAGCAATCCCCACGGATGGCGACGTTTGTGCCCGGCGACAACGCTTATCTCGATCAAGAGTTCACACGCGTGTTGCAATATCCCGGCTGGGAAGTTCCTTACATAGAGCTTCTCGACGGCGCTGAGCTAAACGGTCTCGGTTATATGCGCGTAAAGCATGATGCAACAAAGCTTGGCGCGGTCGCAATGGATACAGTTCCGATGAACGAGATCATTTATGATCGTCGTCTTAAATCCTTGCAAGATAGCCCAGCCGTTCTTATCAAACATGTGATCACGTCCGTGACGTTTTATCACTGGGATTCTTTCGAAAATTTTGACAAAGAAAGCGATGGCTATAAAGCGATCGCAAACAAGCTTCTCTCTAACGAAGTCAACTCAGTGGGCGATGATCTTGTGATCTATGAGACTTTTGTAAAAGTCAACGGTTTTGTTTATCGCGGCTGGTATTACAAAGACAGCAAGCAATGGCTTAAGCAACCTTTGCCGTTTAGCAATGGCATTGAGGAGACCGTGCCTGAGATCAACATTGATCCGATGGCAATGACGTCAGAGCCTACCTATGTCAGCAAGCCCGTTCATCTCACCTATTATCCTATCGCAGTCAAACGCATTGCGATTATTGAAAATCGTAAGCACGATGAAGTAGAAGGTCGAGCGGTCGATGATTATCACAAGCAAGAAGCCGCAACGACGCTGATGACCGCGGCGGTCAATGGATCTACTCAGGCCGCCAATACGATGTGGGCGCCAGACGGTGCAAATCTCGATGGCGTTGCTCCAGCGCAGCTTCAATTCAAGATCAAGAACAACGCGATCTGGAAGACTCCGATGAGAGCCTTCACGTCGCCGTGGCCCGACCCGATGATCTTTAAGGGTATCGAGTCTGTGATTCAGCAGAACGCAATGGAGACCAATCAGGTTGCGTGGGCCGTCAACAATCGCAAAGATTCTCGTAAGACTGCGACCGAGATCGAAGCTGCTCAGCAGCAGCAAGGCATGCTCACTGGCACGTCTGCTTTAGTATTCAGCATTTTCCTACGCGACGTCCTTACGATGACATGGCCGATCGTGCAAAGCGCTGCAAAGAAAGGCACAATCAAGTTCCTGATCGAAGTCTCTGATCCGGTCGAAAAGGAAGCAATCCTTAGCAAACAATACGAAGTCAAGCCCGCAGGCGATATTGATTTCGTAGAAAAACAACAGCGCATTGCTAATATCCAACAAGACTTGCCTCTCTTTCAAGGTCAGCCTATTGGCCAAGAAATGCTCAAAGAATACATTCGTCTTCGTTATCCTGAAAAATATGATGCGTGGTCTAAAGTTCTCACCCAAGGCAACGACGCGCAACTCATCCAAGGCTTGGCCCAAGCACTACAAGCGACAGTCACCGACGAGGCCACAGGCCAACTTAAGCCTGAGTTTCAGCCCGAAGCACAATCGCTCCAGCAACTTCAGCAAGCCGTCGAGCAGCGCCTAGCTCAATCACCTAATGCCACCCAGCAAGGCTAATTGGATTATGTGGGCTAACAGCGCGGAAACTCTACATTTCCTCGCTTGGCTCTCTGAAGAACAAAACAAAAGGCTTAAAGCAGCAATGCATAAAGCCTGTTCTTCCACATCCACACAAGAAGATCTCCTTCGAGCTAAAGCGTTCGAAGACATTAAACAACACATCACAGACCTGCAGCAATAACTCCTATGGACATCACATCCCCAGTCAGCACTCCGTCAGCAACGCCCGCAGCGACAACGCCCATTAACATCAACAGTGGGCCGTCAAGCGCGCCATTGCCTCCTAAACCCTCTACGACGCTTCCCGATCAAAACATCTCTCTTGATTTTGATGGCGAAGACTCAACGTCATTTGACACCAACAAAGCTACTCAACCGACAGAAACTCCCGTAGCCGAAACGACTAATGAAACTACCACAGAAGAACAAGATCCATTCGATCTTCCTAAGGATGTTTCAGAGGCCATTAAGTCTACCAAGCCTAAAGAGCCTACCCAACCAGAGGCGCAGAAATCTGAGACGTCGCCTCAAGCGACAACTCAACAAGGTCGCGACTATAGCAATCTGCCCGATGAAGTCGTCTCGGTTCTAAAGAAACTTCCTAATCAGACCTATAACGCCGTACGCGAACAGCTTCCAAAATGGTACGATGCGTTTAAGAAACAAGCAGACATTCCTAAATACTTCACGCAACATCCTGAAGCTTACAAGCTCGACACTGGCTATAACCAAATCCAGAACGAGCTAGAGACCGATCGCTTTGAAGTAGGTGCGCTTAAAGATGCACTGATCAGCATCAAGCAAAACAAGCCTTTTGAGCTTCTTACTGGCTACGACGCAGAAGGCAATCCTGTCTTTAAGACAGTCAATCCTGATCGCAATGGACACAATCCATCGGTCGAGTTAGAACTTACGGAAGCTTATCGTCGCGCCCAAGCCAATTATGATAAGTCTTTTCAAGGCTTTAAGAACTATCCTGATCGCTTCAAGGCTAAGATCGCAGAAGAGCGTGAGTTTATCAACGGCAGCTTTAAGAAAATCTTTAAGGACATTGATCCTGATAAACTGTCGCCCGAAGAAAAGAACTATGCGCCGTTGCTTGAAAAGATCATTCCCGATAGCGTGACCGCAGAGGATGCTCGAAAGATTGCGCACTATGCAATGATCGGCAACTTGCGTATGGCTAAGGCGTTTCAGAGTTACATTGCACAGCAGAAGACAAAGCCCGTCGTGATCCCGCCGCCAAGCTCTGGTCCAATGGGCAAATCCGTAGGCGGCGACGACATCCCGCTGTCCGATGGCGGAATGTTCGGTGAAGACTAAATACGACTAAATAAAAACATCTGGCATATCGTTAGCAATGCAACGATTGTCAGACCGAAGCCTTTAACAGGCTTCCGCTAGAAGCTCTGCTATCTAAGCGGTTACGGCTAGGACAGACCTAACCATTAACCGTTTGTGATGTCAGGGCTTTTTTATTGCCTTGACTAATCAAACAAAAACGAAAGTATAACAATGCCAGCAACATGGGACTTGCCGCGTTCAAGCGGCCTTTGGAATCAACAGGACATCGCTAACTACAACCGCCTTCCGATCTGGATGGCTATGCAGCAGACCAAGAAGATGCAGATGTGGTCGCGCTGGAAGGACATGTTTCCCAAGATCAAGTGGAAACAGAACATGGGTGACATCCTGCAGGGTGTGATCGCGGAGAACTCCCCGATCGTCAATCAGGTGCATCGCCCGAAGAACATCACCGAGTTGCCGCTCAAGACCGTGGCGAGCACTTGGGAGCGTACGAACCAGAGCCGCGTCAAGCGTCACAACTTCGAATCTCCTCAGTTCAACTTCCTCCCCAGCTTCCGCGATTTCCGCACGAAGCAGCTGAAGTTCGCCGCTGAAGATCTCTCGAAGCAGATCGCTGTCGGCTATGATTTGTTCACGCGTGACAACGTGTTTCAGAACTCGCCGTTCGTGTACGTTGTGGGTAACACCACCTCTGGCGAATTGCCCTTGATCAACGCCCCGGCCGCTTTGCCGACCGATACCAGCGCGATCAAAGACACCGCTTGGGTTGCCGCCACGTCTGCCAAGATTGGCTCTGACGACAACGGTTTCCTCTCCTATCGACAGATTCAGGCCGTCGCTTCCTACGCGAAGAACTACCTGATGATTCCTCCGATGGAAGGAATGCAGAGCGGCGCTCCTGCTGACAATGAAATGTCGAAGGGCAAGTATATCCTCGTCGGTGGTTCTGAGATCTATGAAGGTCTCGCCTTTGATGAGCACGTGCTGAACACCAAGCCGCTCGCGATGAACCTCCTGAATAGCTCCTTCCAAGGCGCTATCGGGCCGAACATCATCTTCCGCGAAGAGTTCTATCCTCTGCGTTTTGCTGAGGATGGCACTATGCCCGCGCCCGAGATCGAGCTGTTGCTGCCTGACAGCGGCTACTCGACCCCGAACGCTACTCGTCAGACTGTCGTCAATCCTGCCTACGCGAGCGCCGCTATCGGCGTGGCGTTCTTGATTGGCTATAATCCCTACGAGCAGATCGACGTGGGTCCGCCTCCCAGCGAGTTCACTGGCGCTTCCATCAATGGCAAGCGTTTTAATCAGCTCACTTGGAACGGTGAAGTTCGCCTGACCGACAACGTGCTGGTCAACTACGGATCGAACAATCTCGATACCAACAAGTACGGTGAGTTCCTGCAGCTGATCGCCGACACCGTGCTCGGCATCATCGGCAATACTCCTCGTAACGTCATCCCCATCATCTATCGTCGTCAGATCGCTCCGTCGCTGTTTGTGTAATCTAAACGGCAACAATTAACTAACATAAGAACATGAAGAACTTGTTTAAATACTTCGTTACGTTCGCTGCGATGGCTGGTTTGCTCGTGGCGGAAGTTGTGTCCGGTACGTTTACTTCGGCTATTTCCGTTCTAAACTCCACTGGCGTCTCGATCCGCAACTTCCAGGTTACTGATACCAGCGGCTCTGCGAACACTGTCATTCTCTATGATAATGACTCTGCCAGCAGCACCAATCGTGTTTATGCCGCGTACACTGGAGTTACTCAGTATACCACCAATGTCGTGATGTCTTTCACGAACTTCACTGGTGTGGTGCAGAGCTATACTAATACCGTGTTGGCTACTGTCAACACCACCGTTCCGGCCGCCACCAATCAGGCTCGTCGAGTGTTCACGTTCACGCTGCCTGCTAACGGCACCGTGACCTTTACGCCGAACTCTCCTCAAGGCACGACCTTTGGTCTGCAGCTGAAAGCTGTAGGCAACGGCGTTTATAACGCCGACATTCAGCCTTTGCCGTAAGACAACCAGCCCACTCGAAAGAGTGGGTTGCTTTTTGGAGTTATAAATTAACCCTAAAAAGCAGCCCAATCTATGATTGGCAACTAGGCAGCTAAACTTTAACGTATGTCTTCTTTATCTACACTACCAAAAGGCGACTCTGCGTGGCTTCTAAGGAAGTCCATTCAGCGCGTCATGCAGCAAGTCTCCGTTCTGGAGACTAACATCGGCTCGTCTACGACGGGCAATAGTGCAAATACTCAAATCATTTTTAATGATAACGGTACTTTGCGGGGCGACGCTCAGTTTACCTGGAACAAAACTCTTAATCGGCTGACCGTTGATGGAGATGAAACTATCAGCGGCGATCTGACGGTGGCGGCGAATACGCTGAAGGTTGATTCGACGAATGATCGGGTGGGTATTGGTACGGCGACACCTTATGCTTTGCTTCACGCAAACGGCACGATTGCAGCCGCCAATTTTGATTGGACCCCAAGTTTTATTGCACCGACTGTCGGATTACTTGCAGCCAGCAACAGCAGTTCCGCATCTATTCGAATTGCGACATTGGATTCAAATCCAACACACGATCCTTTTGTCAATTTCCTAACTTCTGGCGGTCAGAACTGGAGCATTGGAATTGATAACTCCGACAGCGACAAGTTCAAGATTGCGTTTACGAATGGATTTACTGGCAGCAATGAAGTTTTTGCTGTTGATACTTCTGCTGTGTTCTCTTGGTACGACGGCGCAGGCGGCACTCGAATGACCCTGAACTCCACGGGGCTGGGCGTGGGGGGAAGTCCTGCGGGAACGTTCCCGGTCATTTTGGTCGAAGGAGGCGCTGGAACTTACGCTAAATTCAACTCCAAGGTCGGAGCAAAAACATGGTCCACTGGCTATCGCTCTGGAACGACTCAGTTTGAAATTCAGGAGGATGGAACTGAGCGATTCGTAATTGCCAACGGCGGCAACGTCGGCGTGGGGGTTACGCCGAGTGCGTGGGGTGGTGGTGGTAGAGCGTTTGAAATTGGATTCATTGGAACCGGAATCCAAAGCAGGAATAACCAGTATTCCGCATTAACGCAAAACAGTTGGTTCAACTCATCTGCACAATGGATTTACGGAGCTACTGGTCTTGCTTCACGCTACGATCAGGACGCTGGAACTCATAAGTGGTTTATCGCCCCCAGCGGCACCGCTGGAAACGCCATCACCTTCACCCAAGCAATGACGCTCGATGCGAGCGGGAATCTGATTCTGCAATCTTCCGCAACTCCCGCCACGTTGACTGTCAACGGCCAGCTAACCGTCAACGCCACCAGCAACACCAACCTCCGCTTTAGCTATCGCGGATCTGATGGCACAACCCGAGTCGCCAACATCACTCTCGCCTAATCCCATGATTACCCTCTCTTGGATCATTGAACGCCTGTTGGTCAAACCGACCGAAGGCACTCTCACGGACGTTGTGATTACCGCCGACTGGCGATGCAACGGCTCGCAGGATCAGTACAGCGGCACTTGCTACGGATCGACCTCATTCTTTCCGCCGACTGAGAACTTCACTCCGTACGATCAGCTCACGCAGGATCAAGTCCTCGGCTGGTGCTTTGCTTCTGGAGTCAATCAAACTGCCATCGAAGCGAACGTGACGCAGCAGATCAACGACCAGATCAACCCGCCGATCATCGCTCCGCCGCTGCCGTGGTTGCCTCCGGTTCCTCCGCCCCAGCCCGAGATGATCGTGCCTCCGATGTTGCCGCAGGTGGAGCCGGTTTTGGTTGCGGAGCAGCCCGTCGTTTCCGACACTGCCGCCTGATATGATCAAGATCGAACTGACTCCCCAGCAATTCAACCAGCTCTATGAACTGCTGGTCATTGGTATGAAGGCCGGCAACGTCCAAAACATGAAGGTCGGACTGCCGCTCGTTGAAATCCTCGAAACCGCAGCCGCGCAACACAAACCCGAGTAACATGGACGCAACCAACCACGGCGGTGGAACGAATGGACTAGCCTTGTCTCTTGGCACGGCAGCAGCAGCAACGTCTGCATCTATGCTGCCCCAGCTCACCGACGAGATCCGTTTTGTCTCCGCCGTGGTTGGCCTCCTTGCGGCCTGTGTTGCCCTCTACAAAGCCATCAAGAAATGAAAAACACCAAGACAACTCTCGCCGGTATCGGAGCCATCCTCGTCGCAGTCGGTGGGGCCTTGAGGGCTCTGTTCGACGGTGATCCCAGCAGTAACGTCGATCTCGCTGCAACCATTGCCGCGGTGACCGCCGGTGTGGGCCTCATCGCCGCCAAGGACGCCGAGAAGAAACCGGAATGAACGTGATCGAGCAGATCGTGACAGCCATTCTAAAATGGCTGACCGGCCTGGCTAAAACTCAACCAACAGCCGAAGATGCCAAACCAGACCCCGAGCTTAAACAAAAGCTGCTGGATCGCATTGATCGCTCTGGCATCTAGCTGTGGCTGTCAGACCCGAGTGGTCTATGTGCCCCACGGCGAGCCTGTGCGCCTTGCTGAGAGCGTTAAAGCTCGTGTCTGGGTCAAAGGTGCGGACGGGGCTCCTGTGCGCTCCAGCAACCGAATCACACTGCCGGAAGGCTGGTACTCTCTCCCCAAATGACCAACGTAACCCAAGAGATTCCCCGCGGCGACCGGTGGATCGTGCCGGTGACTGTGACCATACCGGACGATGCAACCTTCTCCTGGTCGGGGATCCTGGCGAAGTGCGAGGTCCGGAACGCTGACGATCTTTCGCTGTTTGTCACGCTGACCCCCACCGCGGATCTCTCGGTGGCCGGAGCCGCCACGTTTACCTTGGAGCTGACCGGCGCCCAGACCATCACTAAGAACATCGGCGACAAGCTGGTGGCCGACCTGGTGATCTACCGGACAAGCCCGACGTTCGGACCGCACACTCTTGTTGTTTTCCAACTGAACATCGTCCGCCGGATCACGACCACCACATGAGCGACCTGGCCATCACGTTTCAGGAACAGAGTTTTCTGGTTCAATTCCCGCGCTATGTCGCCGGAACCACTGGAGCCGGTGGTTCTGTGGCGTGGAACGATGTCACCGGCAAGCCGGCCACCTTTCCGCCTTCTGCCCATACCCATCCAATTTCTGAGGTGGTCGAGCTCCAGACGCTCCTGGACGACGCCAACGGCACAAAGCTCAATCAAGCCACGGTCAAGATAGTGCGCAAGGCTAGCGCCGGCACGATCACCAAGGGGCAGGTTGTCTACATTGTTGGATCCCAGGGCACCCATCTCACTGTCGAGCTTGCCGATGCAGATTCCGAGGCCACGGCAGCAACGACCATCGGTGTTGCAATGGGCAACATCACAAACACGGTCGATGGCTACATCATTGTCCAGGGCTTCCTCGACGGCCTGAGCAACCTGCCGACCGCCACCTTTACCGACGGCCAGGCGCTCTGGCTCTCGTCCACGGCCGGAGGATGGACCAACACCCGCCCGACCCAGCCGGCGCACGGCGTTTTCCTTGGCTGGGTGGTATCGGCCAGCAACGGTTCTGCTGGTCGCGCCTATATCAAAGTCATTAACGGCCAAGAGCTGAATGAACTGCACGACGTGCTCATCACCAGCCCGGCCAACGATCAGGTTTTGACTTACGAGACATCCAGCGGGCTCTGGAAGAACAAGACGGCATCATCTGGCGGAATCACCAACGGCCAATCCATCGTCAACGCTCTCATTTTCGGCTGACCCATGAAGCAATTCACCATTCCATCCTACACGTTCACGCCTGGAGCCTCGGGCGTCGGCACCGTCAACCTGTCCGGCATTTCAGGCTTCAACGTCAAATATCTGGTCGCCGTTATCAACCAGACCCGCGGCGTTGTGATTTACAGCACCGGAGACACCGCTACCCGATACACGAATCTGGCCGGAACCACGTTGACGTTGAACGTCGACACCTCGACCCACAACAGCGGTGACGTGCTGCAGGTCATTTACGAGGTCACGTCAGCCGATCCTCTGACTGATACGCAACTGAGAGCCACGGCGGTCTCGGTGAGCGGCACAGTGACAGCCAACACTGGATTGAGCCAGCCGCTTACCGACACTCAACTCAGGGCGAGTGCTGTTCCAGTTTCTGGAACTGTGACAGCAAACACTGGTTTGAGTCAGCCGCTTACTGACAGCCAATTGCGAGCGACTGCTGTCCCGGTCAGCGGCACGTTCTTCCAAGCCACTCAACCCGTTTCTGCTGCCGCTCTCCCGCTGCCTTCCGGCGCATCCACCGAAACCACTTTGGCAGCCGTCGAGGTCGATACGTCGGCCATCGCGTCATCGGCCTCTGCCATCAACGGCAAACTTGCTGCGCTATCGACCCGCGTTCTGGACAATGAATCATCCGGTTCACCTGTCCGCGCAATCGGTCAGGAAATCTGGAACGTGTCGTTTTCTCAAGTCGGGGCATCGGTAATCTCTGACCAGTTTGTTACCCCGCAAACAGGCACTGGCGTCTCGTATTCTCAAGCATCCGGTGCGCTGGCCATCGTTGCTGGAACTACTGCCAACGCTGAGTTCTTCACACGTTCGACGACTACTTGGCGCGGAGCCATGCGGCTCAAGTTCTCGATTGTCTCATCGCAACGTATCGCCAACACCAACTTGGCGGTCATGCTGGCCGACCTTGTTGGCGAAGGTCTGACTGTCACGATCAACAGCGCGACAAGCATCACCGTTGCTCAAGCGGGCCATGCTTTCACTTCAACGAGCGTCGGTCAGTTCGTTCAAGTGGGCCGCATCGTTGGCGCGAATGGTGTTCCGGGTCGTTACGCCATCGCTTCGGTTGTGGCGGGTGTTTCCTACAACCTCACCGTTGCTGGCTGGCCTGCGTCTGGTAGCTGCACGGCGACAGTCTTCGGGCATTCGTATGTCCGAAACCTTGTCACCGGAACGACAGCCACAAACATCAACGTCGATGCTCAACGCCGTGGATGGGCGCAGGGCGACACTACCGCAACGATTAACACAACGGCTTCTCCCGGTACAATCATCACTTGCGAGCTGACTGGTCGTGAGGTGTTTTGGGCGGATCAACTTCGGGCCACAACGACAACTCCGACCGTTGCGGTTAGGGCAAACCGCGTCGAAAACATCCCAGACGACAATCTCAACCTTTACCTGTTTGTCTGGTCGTTCAACGGCACAACCGCGCCAGCCTCATCGACGACGTGGACAATCTCTTTTTGCGCTATCGAGAAGTTCGCCAACATGCCCGTCTACATTCAGGGCAATCGGGCGCAGGGCGCGATGAATCCGATACCTGTCCAGACCCAAGGAACCGTCGCGACCAGTTTTACCCAACCCGCTTTGGTCGCTGGTAGTGCTCTAATCGGCGACGTGGGCCAGCAATATCGCGCAAACGCCACAGGTGCCGCTTCTGGTGCTCATTTAGTCAGTGCCGCAACCACCAACGCCACCATTGTCAAAGGATCTGCTGGGCGTGTACTAGGTTGGGCATTAGCAAACACCAACGCAGCGTTTCGATACGTTAAGCTGCACAACCAAACCACAACACCAACCGCTGGCTCTGGCGTTGTCAGAACCATCGCCATTCCTCCAAACAGTTTGGCCCAAATGAAACTTGAAGGCGGAATTGCTTTTGCCACGGGTATCGGCCTCACGACCGTCACAGGCTCAACCGACGCCGACACAACGGCGGTCGGGGCGGGCGACATCGTTGGCGAACTCTTCTTTGCGTAAGATGAAAATCTTAAGGTTCCTTCGAGACTGCTGGGTGGGTGGCGTGTTCTACGCAACCAACCAGCCCGTTGCGTTTGGAAACCTTGCGTCGGACATT